ACTATTCCTATTAATAACCAAATTAATTTGTTTGTCATTTTATAATATTCGCTAATTTCTGAAAGCGCTCCATTATTTCATCTTCAGATGGAGCATTTTTTTCTTGTTCTATCTTATTTTTAACATATTCGCTAGAATCAATAACATTTTGCATACGTTGTTCTAATGATGCTTTTAATTTAGCTAAACGTTCTATTTCATCTGACCCAGATGATAAATCATCTCTGCTTCTACCCATTTTCTTAGCTTGCATTAAAGCACTTTTAGTTCTAGCTAAACGTTCTTTAAATTTAGAATATTCCATCCAAGCGTTATAATCTTCATCGGCCATACCTCCTATTGATTGAGGAATCTCAGCTGGTAGTTCAGGTATTTCTGGTTCTTCAGGCATGCCCATTTCATCTTCATCATCCGTTAAGCTAGGCTCACCAGATGAAAAGAAATTACCTGTTCTATTACCAACAAAGAAATCTTCAGCACCTGCTCGTGATGTTGGAGTTTCAGGCTCGTCAGTTACTGTTACTTCTCCAGTTTCATCGTCCACTGCTATTTCACCCATTTTAGCAATAATTCCAGCATCTTTTAGACCATTCATCAATGCATTAGCTATTTGAGGACGTACGAAGTTAAATTGTGTTTGTATATCTTTTTTCTCTACACCCGGATTTTCTTTAATATAATCAATGATGGTAGCCATAGAAACACCACTTACTATTTTGTTAGCATATGGGGTGGTGTTAAACTCAGGATCTACAATTTGATATCCTTTAGCTTTACGAGCCATTTCTTTAATTTTTTGACCACCTGTAGTTTCAATACTACTAATGTTAGGATCGTTTTTTAAAGTATTTAACTCGCTAGCATTTTTATATGGGATTGTTTTAGTACCTGTTTTGGTAGATATAATAGCATTAGTTGTTTCTAATATTACTTCTTTAACTAAAGCACGGATTTGTTTAGGGGTCATTATATTTGCGTTTATTTCTGTATACATAAATATTAGTTTATTTGGGAAAGTATTAAATTGATGCGTTCTTCTGTTGAACCCTTAACTTCTATTAATTTTACTGGTGGGTATTCTTTTAATAATCCGCGAATAGCAAAATCTATTTTTATACGATATTCAGCGTCTGTTGTCCTAACACCGTTATCTTCAATATCAACACCCTCAGGTGATACATACACTATTAAATCATAGTCATTTCTTATAGTAACAAATGATTCGATTAATTTAATCTTATCATTATAACCAATTGATTTAGCACTTAATGTAAATGCACACACATCATATATTGTTCTGTCAGTTAATAAATTTTCATGCATTAATTCTAAACTACGTTCAGCTGCAAATACAAATTGACCTTTAGTTGTTGAATCATCATTTAATGCTATTCCTTGATCACGCAAATATTTACTACGTTCTGTAGCTACATGATAATCTTTAAACTGCTCTAATTCTGCTAGAGCTTTTACAAGTGTTGATTTACCAACACTAACTGTTCCTGCTAATCCTATTTTCATATTTTATATTAAACCTAATGATTTTGCTCTGCCATACCCAACGTACTTTCCGTTTGCTGGGTTAAGGTATTTTTGATCTATTTTATTGTTTTTTGTTTTTCCTCCTTCAGATAATGATTCTTTAGAATAATTGACTGTAGTTTCTATTGGTCCTCTACTAAATTTGTCTAGATCATATTTCCAAATATAAGTAGTACCATCATCATCTGTATATGTTCGTGTGAATTGTTTCATGTTATAAAGATAAAAAAAGGGTCTTGACGACCCTAATCTTTTAAACTCTTGCACCTACTGTTTTACCAATAGCTGTTTTAAACCATGGTAAACCATTAGTATCTCGTTTACGATCTATCCAATCTTCTTTAGTGTATTGAATACCGTAGATATAGTATTCTGCTAATTTCATGTTACCTTGAGGTATAAATGCTGGTCCATCCCAATTGTGAAGTTTATTTACTCCATCTGTGTTACTATAATAAAGTATAGTTCCGTCTCCTGTTCTTAGTGTTTTTGTCATATCTTACTTTTTTTCGAAAGTTAATATACTTTTTTCACTAATCCAAGCCAGAAAGTCCAGTATCATCTTTCTTTAGGTCAGATTCAATTTCTCTCATTGTATCAGATGCCCATTTCTTTTGGGTAGGACTTAATTTATTGTTTAATAAGTTTTCAATGAACATAATAAATTCTCTATCATCTAATCTGTATACTTCTGTAAAGAATAATTCTCTAACTCTAGCATCGTCTATATTGCTTTGGTTATATAGATTCGATAAAGCATCATATATAAATTTACCATATTGAAAATCACGAGGTTCATTTGATACTCTATCTACAGCATTAACTACAGCTTTGTTTGCTTCTTTATCTGAACCAAATCCTTCTGTTCCTACGATTTCATATAATCCTTTTACGATTTCATGGAATAACATAGGGAAACATATAGCTCTAGCTTTAATAATGAATTGATCATCTTCTTCGTTATATACCATTTCTGATGAACCACCTGATATGTTTTGTTTTTGACCAACAGCCGCTAATAACATAGCAATTGCATTTTCGTCATCATATATACCGAAGACTAATTTCATAATCTCGTTATATTTTTCGACTAATTCTGGGTTTAAATCATCTAAATGTTCTCTAAATAATAAAAATCCGAATGTTCCACGTACTGAAGCACCTTGGGTGATACCGTTGATTATACGGCGTTTTTTCTCCATAGCTTTAGTATCAGTTGATGGTATTTCATCTACAGGAGTTTCGTCTTCATCTTCATCGGGACCATCATCGTTTTGTTCTACTTCATAATCAGACTCAGCTGCTATAATTTGATTTAATAGTTCCTGAGAACGCATCATTGTTTGCATTAGATTTTTATTACCTAACATAGCGCGCAATGACTCACCTGATTTACCTTTTAAGGCGGCCATCGTTTCAGGTTTAAATATATCTTCGTATTCTACTTCTAGTAAACTTTTTTTCATTATTTTAGTGATTTAATTCTAGATAGCAATTTAGCCCTAATTTTTTTATTTTGAGGTACATCCCATATTCCTTTTTTTAAAGCTAATTCAGCTTGTTTTAATGTCATCTTACTAATTTGTTCATCAGTATATGCGGGCTTATTTTTCGGAGATAATTTTTCTAAATCGTCTAAAGTAAGCAATTCGTTTATTTGTTTAGCCTTCATAAAACGAGCTGTAATTTTATCTATCATTTCCTCTTCCTTTAAATTTTTAGGAGCAGGTTTTACATCTGGATTTCCTATTCTTCTGCGTTTTTCATCAGGTTTATCTACTCCTGGTTTAGGAAGAGTAGTTGGTTCTGGGCGAGAAGGTGTTGGTGATTTAGCTGGCTGGTTTTCGTTTAATTCTTTACGAATAATTTGGCGAATAGCTTCGCGTAATTGTTTTACTTTCATATTTTCTTTTAAGTTAGCTTTAGGTAATTTCATTCCTGCTACCGCAAAATCTGACGGGGTTAATCTTAGTCGTTGTTCCAATGCTGTATCAGGAGCAATCGCTTTTTTCTCAACCCACAACCACTTTAGATATCTTGGGTCAGATATTAATATATCGGATACCAATCGGTTTTCATATTTACCGAATGGTATCCTAGATGATAGCGTTAAAGCAACAGGTTTCATGCTAATAAATATTCAGCAACATATATCCCATGCGCTCCTGATACTGTAATTCCACGAGCACTTAAAGCATCACCTACGAAGTGTACGTTAGGATAATCAACTAATGCTAAGTTTTTATAATTTACTAATGGTTCAGGAGATAGATATTTTACTTCAGGAATATACATACCCCAATCATCACCAAATTCGAATACTTTATTCATTTGGTCAATGAAGTTTTCAATGTATTCAAAATACCCACCGAATGCTTCTCTTATTATAGGTAATACATGTTCATGAGCTTGATGAGATTTAACTCTTTCACCCTCAGAGGTATTAGATGGTTGTCTTGTTTGATTTGGTGAATAATATATTCCTCCTATTTTTTCCTTTGTTTGACCATCTACTATATTACATTTTTTAACAACATCTCGTGACCATTCAAATGGATTTTCAATACCTTTAATTTCCATTAAGATGCCAAAGTTAGTCATGTCATTGCGAAATTCTTCACCTTTTTTAGCATGGCCATTATATGTTATATCACCATACGTTTCTTCTACTGCTACATAAGCCGCGTTATTGTTAGTACAGAATGAACGTAACGACACATTGTCAAACTTTTGATATAGTTTAAAATCGTAACTTACATCAATTAATTTCTGGAAGTATTTTTGTGGTGCCTCGAACCTACAGCCTATTTGGACCGACTTTTGCTCAGTAGGTAAATTATATTTCTGAGCTAGCTTAGCTGAAAAGTCTATTCCAGCTTTACCTGTACCTACTATACAAGTGTCAAATTTTATTTTTCTCATATTTTTATCCAATTTTTATATTTTAAAACTTTATTATTAATTAATTGACTAAGTCTTCCACCATTTAAATTAAATTTATTTTCAAATTCTTTTCTAGTACCTTTAAAAATTTCTTTAGTTTCTAAATGTTGAAAAGTATAAATGTTTAAATCTTTAAGTTTATCACCCATAGATTTATTTCTTTTTTCTATCCATTTAGGATCTCTGTTTTTTATTCCAATACTTTTCTTTTTTCTAGTTTCATCAGATTCTTTTACACCTAATTTAACTTTTTTACCCATCATAGACTTACTTTTCTTCTCACTACTTTCCTTACTCATCTTAATACCTTTTTTAGGGCTAGGATTTTCATTGTAATATTGTTTCCAATATTCACTCATTTTATGTTTAGATTCTTTAGAATGCTTCATTCCAGTAGTACCAGCTTTGACACCACATTCAGCTATATTAGCTAATATATAACCTTTATTTTTTAAATCCAATTCTATTTCTCTTTCTTTTAACAATGCTTCCTCTTCAGTTAATCCTTCAAATAGTATTTTAGGTTCAAACACACCATTATTTTTATTTATAATGTTATGCCAGTATTGATTTCTACCACATGTTCTAATTTCTCTTCCAGGTACTCCTTTTCCAACATAAAATGGTTCATTTATATCAGGTCGTATATGAATATAAACTATAAAATTATTGTTTTGTTTTCTTTTCGTGGTATTTTTGTTTAAGTTTTTCATCGATTTTTTCTTTATTAGACCAGTAATATTTCTTACTATATTCTCGTTGTTTGAGAATACGTTCATCTTCTGTTTGATATTTTTTGATACGTCCCATCGATTATAAATATTACAAATCTAAGAAAAAATCTAAGAAAATTAAAGTTTATTAGATATTAATCTATATACTTCTTTCCAAAATTTATCCATGTTATCAACTTTATCAACAGAAATTTTAGATCTATTTATATTTTTTAACAATTTACCGTCAATATATCTATCTATTTTTTCAAAATTTCCATTAAATTTATCCCACAGTTTGTCGGCTACATATTGAGGGGATTTTTGTATTTCTTCTTTAATGATTTGTTGTAATTCAGATTTTTTCATAATTATGTTTTAATATAAATATTAATCTTTTAATATTATTTCCCCAGTTTCAAAGTCAATATCCTCTACCTCAGTCTCCCACACAAATTTAACACCTTTATCAACTAAATAATCATACCAACGTTTTCCTATTTCGTGTAAATAATCTGTACCAATATGGTAAACAGGAAATAAACGAAGACCAAAATAAGGTTTAATAAAATCCGGTTCAGATTGTGGATTTGAGTACATTATTTTAGATGGATCTGGATGGAAGCGTTTCCACATTTCAATAGATTGATCCATTAAATCATAAGCTTTTTCTTCACCACAATATTTACTTAATTGACCACCAATTGATGTATGATAAGTAAGTTTACCATCTGAGAATCCTCCAGCTCCTGCAAATCCTGTCATTACTTCTTCTGGTTTACGAACATAAGGATCATTACCTTTATCTATAATGGTAATTAATTCTCCTGGGTAGTTATTATCTATTAATTTTAATGCAGCACTAATACCTGCTACTCCACTACCTACTATTACTATTTTTTTATCCATAATTTTATAAATTTAATATCTTTATTTTGACTTTCAAAACAAGAGTGGCCCCAATCTTTTGATCGGAGCCACAGCTTCCATATTATTTTATCTCTTACGAGCGACAGGCTATGAATCTGTCTAAATGTTATACTGTTTTTATATTTACAATCCAATCTTTTACATACTTATCTATAAAGGCTTTGCGTTTTTCTGCTTCTTCTTTAGTAAATATTGTAGCTTTAGTATCATATTGGTTGTTAAATAATTCACTTTTATCAGTATATGGTGTAGGAATATCACTACCATCTTTATATTTCCCAACAAAAAATCGCTTTATATTTTTATATAAAGTTTTCATATCGATTGCACTCATATTAGCTCCTAAAGCCTGTAATTTAGATATTTGTTTTTCTATTTCCTTAACTTTAGTTTTATTATCTAGAGGAATTAATTCTAAATAATAAATTTGTTTATTTTCTTTTAAAATACCTACTAACTCCATTATTGTACGTTATATTCGTTATTACCTATTTTTAATTTTTTAATGGTATTAACGTTTACCATTCTATAACCACCATTTTTCATATCATATACAGGAATTAATCCTTTTTCATCTGGGTTATATGGTAAATCACCGCCTTTAAGATAAGCTTTAACACCTAAACGAGCATTCATTACTCGTTCTGTTCCATCTTTTTTAATAAATGTAACAGTAAAAAATTTACCTTTAGTACCTTTAACCAACTGTTTAGCTTCTTCTTTGCTGATATTTCCTGATGGTGCTTCAGGAGTTTCAGCTTCAGATGGTGCTTCATCTGAAGTAGGAACATTTGCTGGCTCTTGTCCAGGTCCTGGGTCTATAGGGGTTAAATCTTCTTGTTCTTTAAGAGTTTTACGAATAGCCTCTTTTATTAGTGTGCGTAGTGTTGTGCGGTTCATTTTACTTTTTTATAAAGGTAATAAAATTACTTTGCCAATAAATATTATGCTGTTACAGATTCATATATTTTTTCAGACACTGTATGATAACGGCCACATTTTTTACACTGCATTTGTACACGAACTGTTCCTAATGCTGACATTCTGCGTTTAGAGAATGACCATTTGCTTGAGCCGCATGTAGGGCAATCTGTTTTATCTTCACTAACGTGTGTTTTTTCAGGAAAATGGGGTGCTAGTTTATTATATACTTTTTCTAATAAAATTACATCACCTTTACAATATTCAACCATTTGATCCATTGCTTTTTTATCTTTGTTTAAAACAATGTCTTTCCATAAGTTAAACCCTGTGCTGATTTTGGCTCCTAAGCCTAAAAATTGCGCGATATAATCGAGTTTATTGCTATTAAATTTGAATTTAGAACGCGCATACTTTAAAGTATCTATAGTGGTATAAGTAGGAAATAAATCAATACCGTGATATAAACATCTAGTTCTAACCCAAGGTAAGTCATATTTGTCTCCATTATGTCCTACTAATTCATCAGCTTCATTAGCTATTTTAATGAATTTTTCTAATAAATTTTTGTCATTTTGTTTAGCGTCCCATGTCAATGAATGAACTTCTTTTTCATCTGCCCATTTATAACAAATGCATATGATTGCTCGTTCTTTTATAATATTGTCGTGACCTATACTTAGTTTATAACCAGCTGTCCAAAATAATCCAATATTAGGACTAGTTTCAATATCAAAAAAGAGTCTTTTGATCTTACTCATAAGTGTTTTTTTTTAAATATATAACTTATTTTTTACCTACCCAAATTTTAAGCAGCAGGTTCTTCTTCAGGAGTTGGTGTTTCTTCTGGGGTAGGTTCTTCTTCAGGGGTTGGTGTTTCTCCAGGAGAAGGTGGTGTAGGAATAGATGGAGGTGTACTTCCTCCTTCTAGATCGGCTTTAATATCGGCATCACGTTGAGATGCTAATTCTTCTGTAGACTCTTTAGGAGCATAATTTAATTCAAGTAAATCAGCTATTGCTTGTGATGCTCTTTCAGATTCTCCTATATTAATAGGATTATATTTTTTACCTGATACTTTTACAGAAAAATTATTTTTTCCTAAATATGTTACTGTAAAATCTTGTCCATTAATTAGTCCTATACCAAATGTAGTAGGTTTAGGTGCTATTAAAGAGACATCAGATATATACCTTCCAAAAGCAGGAGACATTAGTTCTTCTAGTGTTTTTTTCAAACCAGGAAAACGATGTATAAAGTACATCGCTTTCTCAGCTCGTTTTTGTTGCTGTTCTTCTTCCTTTAAGGCCATACGAACAGCTTTCTTAATATATTTTTCTAATAATAATGTTTTATTCATCATCTTTTAGTTCATGAAAACCTTGAGCGGCTTGCTCAATGTAATTTTCAGCATTTGTTATATGGTCTTGAATCCAACCTGGTATATTGCGCTCTACATTTCCTATCTTTTGAGATAATTCCATTGCTGCTTTAGCTATTGCCTCTAAGCTATTCTGAGCCATAGATACTTCATGGTCGCCTTCTTTAAGGTTTTTAGATATTGCTTTACGGCGTTTAAGTAAATACTTATCTGTTTTATCTGTATCACCGTCATTATCTATATCCGCATCTTCTTTACCTACAGGATCTAATGATTCTGTTAGTAAACCAGCTAATCGCTGCATTCTTTTTATAGAGTCCATATTATTTTGATTTTTTAGCAACGCTAGTAGCTATAGCGTACATATCAGACTTAGATCCTCCAAAATCTTTTTTCATCGATTTAACTACTTTTTCTTTTTTGTTTTTTTCTTTAGTAGTTAATTTACGCTCATTTACTTCTTTTTTATCTTCTTTTTTTTCAGACTTTTTAGGACCTTTAGAATTTTTATCCATTGCTTTTTTCTGGTCTTCTAGATCTTTTTTCTTGGTTTGTAATTCTTTAATACTAGCTTCCATATCATCCATCATATCACTGATGATTTCTGGGTTAACATAGTATTTTAGACCTTCCATAGAGGTTAATGACGCTTTAACCGCCATAGCATCTTTGATATCTTCTTCTACTTTTCTGATTTTTGCTTCTAAAGCAGCAATATCACCAGCTTCATCTATCATTTTGATACGATCAGCAATGGCTTCTTTAAAATATGTTTTCTAATGGTGTCCTTTAATTCATCAATATTTTCAGGACTACGCTCTATATATTCATTAACTATATAATCGCGCATTTCCGTTAAGTTACGTTGTCTTAATGCGTCTACCAAGTTAGCTGGACTATCTAATTGGAATGCTCCGTTTTGAGTTAATAACCAGTGGCTATTACCTGGTTGAGCTACTAATGAAGCTACTACGTTTCCTGATTCTAATTGGATACCATATATAGCGCTTGGACCTACTATTCTTACATAATCAACGTGACCTAAATTACCTAATAGGTTATCGCGGCGTGATACTCCTCTATCATTACGTAAATTTCCTCTAGTTGAATCACCAAAGAATCTAGAGCGAATATTGATAGGTAATTGGTTAAATGAATCTAATAAATTACTATTTGTTAAAGTAGTAGTTAAATCATCACTTATGTTACCTTCAATAGGTCTATTAGTTCCTCCAACTGGTCTTCCTCTTCTTCCAGCTCCAGCTATAGGTACTCGTTCACCTGCTCCTAATTGAGCTGGTGTTGGGCGAGGTGTTGTTGATCTAGGAGGTCTAGCTGACAATATTCTTCCTGTTTTTTCTGAAATTCTAAAGCTTTCAGCTGGGTTTGCTGTATTTACAATGTATATTTTACCATCATTAACTACTAATCTATATGTAGAACCTTCAGCGTATGGTAAATCAGGAGTACTAGCAAATGTTAATTTAGTAGAATAAGGTGTTCTCCATCTATTTCTTTCAAACAAGTTAGTAATCATATTGTTAGTTAATTCTACGTTATTGTTTTTTAAGAATTCTCTATAAGCGACTCCCATTTCTGGGTTATTGCCTAGCGATGTGTCTGTCATTCTTCCATTTATTGCTTTATATCCTTTAAATTCAAAACTTTCAGGAAGAACAAAAGAATATAAATTATTATTGTAAGAAACTACACCTTCTAAACCTCTAGTTAATTTATCTTTAGGGGTATTTGCTAATATCTTTGATGAAATTTCGTTATTAAACATTGGTCTTCTACTTAAAATAGAGGATACTAAATTATCTTGTATTTCTTCATTTGAACTAGCATCTTCAATAAATTGATTTGTAGCTTTAATTACATCTTCATTATCTTTATCAACGGGTTTAATACTATTATTTTCAATTTGATATGTTTTTAATAGGTTACCTGATGTATCAAAAAGTACCTCGGTATTACCTACTTTTATAATTTTCTTTGAAGTATCATTAGATTTTCTAGCAGCATCTATTACATCTGTAATCTTATCACTATCTAAATCATTAACTTGTATAGCACGAGCTAATGAATCTAACGGTATATTAACTATTCCGGGAAAATCAAATAAATATTTTTGGGTTCTTTTTGATAATTTAATATCTTTATATGTTTCATCTTCAGTAATGACATCTACCTCCACTCCAGTTCTATCATATCCTATATTTACTATAGCATTTCCGTTTTCAGTTACATAAAAATTATATTCTTTGCTATTAGGTATTTTATTAGTATTAACTAATATTTTACTAATATTAAAATCAAATTTTCTACCTAATATATCTTCACCAGTAACGTTTATAGGATGACCAGGACTATTTACTTTAGCTAATAATGATTTTTGGTATGGTGGTTTAAATAATTCTATATTATTTAATAGAATATTAAAACGAAATATCCATGGGTTTTGAAATAACCATTCAGTTAACTTATCATATTTAGGAAGAACTTTAGTTACAAAAGCTTCAGTAGATAAATTACTAAATAGTTGACCTCTGTTATAATATTCACCTTCCTTTGTTACTATAGGACCTCTTATAGATAAATAAAGTTTTTTATCATTAAAATCTAAATCATTAGACCATTCATTGAATGGTATACCATTCTTAAATTTTTGTTCTTTATTTTTTTCCTTTATGTTAGGTGGGATATATTTAAGAATACCTTTTAAATTTTCTATTGAGCTTAAATAAGGAATCTCATTTTCTAACTCATCAAATGACATTTCCTCGGATTCATGTGGGTTATTTAAACGATTAGTGTAAACATACTGTCCATCATTTCTAACCTGAATAGCAACAAAACTAAGAGGATCACTATTGGGTAGGTTAGTGTTTCTTACTAAATAGAATATAGGATAACCTCGTCTAGGATCAAATCTATAATTACCATAGGATCCTTTAGTAATACACCATCTTTCCCCAGCCCCATATTTTATACATTTATCTTCAACATCACCACTGTATATGATTATACCATCCTCATTATAAACCATATCAGGAGTAGTTTCAATCTTTTTTTCTGCTGTTCCTTTTTCAAAACCAGGTTTAGCTGAAATTAATTTTAATAGTTGGGTTAAAGAGTATTTTCTTAAATCTTTTTCAGTTACATTAGGATCCTGTTTAAATTTGGTATCAAAAGTTTCAATAGCTTTTTTTATATCTTCATCCGCAATAAGAAATATAATCCAAGAAATAACCCCGCAGCTAGGTAAAAAAGCAAATCCGTAATCCAATAGGAACCTGTCAACGTCATTACTAGTTTGAATAATATGTCGAATCCAAGAGGATTGAAAAACATCGCCGCCATTAGGCAGAATGTTGCTAGGTTGCTTAAAAACTTTTTTCTCCAGGTCATTAATTTTATTTTTACTGTCAGGGTCCATATATTAATACATTACCATTTGCGACAACTCCAGTATCTAGCTTTAGTACGTGGTCCTGGGTTGTCACAGTTATGTCTAGCTCTAAATGCTTTACGTCTAACTGGGTTGTTCTTTTTTATATTCATTCCTTTGGCGCCAAAGTTAACCTTAACTACTTTGCCCGTTTTAGGATTTTTAACATATACTTTAAACTTCTTACTATCACCACGCATTGGTTTACCTAAAGGTACTGTGCGACCTTGGTATTTAGCTTCCAACATGCAATCACAATCTGCTTCGTTTAGTTCTTGTTGATATTCACGCATGAATTGAACAAATTCTTTTATATCTTGTTCATTTTCAACATCGTATTCATCTATATCGTCTTCGCCTATAAAGAAAGCTTCGTTAATTACATTACGGATAAGTTGTTTTAATTTTATTGTTTTCATATTTTATTTGTTCAGCCTTACTTTAGCTTTTTTAGTGTTAGGAACAAATTGTTTATTTGATGCTGCTTTCTTTCGTGAAGTAGCAGCGCGTTCTGCTTTAGTTAAGCTATTTGCCTTAGCACGAGGTAAACAACGTGTTGTTTTATTACCTTTTTTCATTGTACCGCAAGGACCTGTAATATTACCTGCTGTGTCAATGCGCACCCAATCTTCTTTTTCAAACCAATCGCGTAATGATTCATGTAGATCTAAGTCATCTTCTTCCATTAAACCTTTACATACTTTAACTGCTCGTCCTGATAAATAGGCTGATGGTTTTTCACCAGCAGCTATACGACGATTATAGTAAGCTTTACCTTTAGGGCATAGCTTCTTTTCAGTTAGCATTTCGTTTAATATGTCTAATAATTTAATCATGCTTATAAATATTGGTTATTTTATAGGTTCCCACCAATTAGTACAATATTCATCAGCAGCGTATGGAATAGTGTTAGTACCGGCCCATTCTTGATAATATTTACTATTACATATTTGTTGTTCTGGGTTCCACCACTTGCAATTAGCACAACATGAACCGCCTTTAGGTACTTTTAAACCGGCTTTATGGTTTGGAGGTAAAACCATTTCACCTTTACCACCGTAGTCTTCGCTTAATATGTTAGCTAATTTAATCATAGTAATAAATATTAAGAAACCATACTATCTTTCAATTTTTGTATATATTCCTGTATATCTTTGATTATTTCTTGCTCATCTATACCTTTACCTTTCCATTCCTCGATATCACCGTTTTCAGTTACGAACGATCCTTCGTTTATTCCTAATGATAATTCCAATAGAATATCTTCCATTTCCTTGATATGGTATTCAACACCTCGAGATAGTATAGACTTTTGGTATTCCTCAAATTTACCTGTGCGTTTTAGCTCGGTTTCATGCGATATAACGCAATCAGAACACTTTTTATGGATACCATACATATGCTTATCTAAACGGCCTTTATTCATTGCTCGTTTACATTCTGGGCAAGTCAGTGGCATTTGTAGTGTACTTTTAACTAAATCTAGTTTAGTTATGGTCATTTTTATACCATTTTTGATAGTCCATGTTTTACCATTTTCTTCCCATACATCACCTTCTTTATGATCTACTTGTTCTTTAGTATAACCTATTTGTGTTGTTGTTTTATCTGTATAGTTCTTGGTAATGATGTTACGCATTCGCTGTACATCTTTACCTTTAAATTCTTTTTTTAATAACGATTCATTATTCATAACTATTTATTTTAATTCTTCTTGTATATCTTTAAGTTCTTTATAAAGTTCTATTTTCTTTTTAAAGTTCATGTTTTTTAAGGATAAATCAGAATAATCGAATTTATACGCTCTTTCAATATTATCCATGGTTTCACTTAATTTGTTAGACTCAATTTTATCACCCCTATCATATAAAAATTCTATATAATCAATAATATTATCAGCTATATCTTTTATTTTTTGGTCTAAATCAACAACAGGATTTTTAATTTTTACTTCATTTACATTATTTTTTATGTATTTTTTAACTTTATTTATATCACCCCATGAAGCCGGGTTAGTTACATCTATATTAGGATTATTTAAATAAGGTGGTGGATTTGTTATAGATGATTTAGATGCTAAAGCAAACATATTATTATCATTTTGTAAATCCCATGCCCATTTAGGAATATTCATAGCTTGAAAACCAGCTAATACTGTGTTATTAGTACGATCTACTAAAAAGTGGCTAGGTAATTCGCCATTTTGTTCTTGCCATTTTTTCATTTCATTGTATGAATGAACTTCACCATATGCTTTTTTATAAGTAAGTGGCGGTTGAATTTTAACTTCACTTGATGGAGAGTATGTATTTAATATTTTTCTTTCTGGTTGGTCTCTATAATTGCTGTCGTAATCTAATATTGTAGGAATATTAAATGTAATATCTTCTTCTGTGAATTTATCACCTTTCAACGTATATCCTTGTTTATTAAGTTGATCCGCTATAAAAGGAGCTTGTGATTTATTTTGTTTAGTAATCCAAAATGGGAAAGTAAAATTAATACCAGCTGGTTGAATTTTTACTTCATTTATGTTACCTTTAATAAATTTCTTTATAGGAGTATCATATATACCATCATACTTTTTTCCAAAGTCTCTTAAAAACACACCGGCTTTAGCATTAGCTTCATTTTCAATATCACTACCTGTTTCACCACTTTCGTAATTTATCTTACCGTCTTCTTCTTGTTTACGATGGATTAATTCATGTGCTAGTGTTCTAAATATATCTGCTGTATTTCTATCTCCAGCATATACCCATATAATGTTTTAATGCTTTGTGCAAAGACAATACAAATTCACCATTTACTAAATAGTATTTATCACTATCATAATTTAATATTAATGCTTTAGGTAGTGGTTCTAAATTTTTAATAGCTTTTAAATATGGAACAGTATCTATTTTATTTTCTTTAGCGTATAACAAAGCTTGTCCTAAACTTTGAATATTATATGAATTACTATTTTCTAATTTAGACCAAACATCATCTGTTAGTACTAAATCAGAAGCACCGTTAAAAGCTAACTGTAGATCCTCTACTGGGAAATTAAATATTAAAGCCGTTTTGTTTAAGGCACTTAAATTATCCTCAACATATTGGTGATTATTGTCATTTTCAAAATTATTGGGAGGAGATTCATTTAATTGTAATTTCTCCTCCCACCATTTTTTACTAAATACATCTATTTCATTTACTTTCATGTATATAAATATACTACTCTACTAATTTAACCGATGTAGGTAACGATTGACTGTATGGAGCATCATCAGGATTTTCTAACTTGTATATATCGTATACTTTGGTAAACATTTCAAAGTTTTTATCGATATCACCTATTACCTTTAACTGCCACCCAGCACCTTGTATTTTTTCACCTTTTTTATCCTCACCACGAGTAGCTGCTTTTAACCATATTATACCAGTATTTGTTACCTGCTCATCATGGGTCTCATTCCATGCTTTAGTGTAAGCAGCTAACTGTAAATCATAGCTAGTATGTAATGAATTAGATGTTTTAATATCAAGTAACCATAGTTTATCACGTAATCTTACTATTAAATCGGCTGTACCAGCATATTGATGTTGGTCTGAGAATAAGTGGTATTCAGCTGCTACTAATTCTGGTTTTTCACGGTTCCAAAATTCAGTAAAACGTAAAATCATTTTCCAAACATCTAAATTATAATTTACAAAACCATTTTCCTCAATCCATACTATTTCCTCACCGTTAATAAATTTTTCAATAGCGTTGTGTACTTGTGTACCTTCAGCTGCTGCTTTAGAAGCAATGATATCACTATTATGTCCTACATCTTTTAACCAATTGTGGAAAAATTGATTTTTAGGGAAATAATTTAAAATAGTTGATACTGAAGGGTAATACTTGTCGTTACGTTTATAGAAACGTTGATCTAATATATTAATCTGTTTGTTGTCTTCACTGTACTGTACAATACGTTTAATTTTTGGATCCTTGATCACATTTAGATTTTTATCTATCATATATTATTTAATTTTTTCTCTAATAAGCTTTGAAATGTAAGAGGTAATGTATTTTCTATAATATTGAGAAAATTCTCAAAACCAATTGTATTAGCATCTTTACCATCTAATTCAACTAGGTATACTTCTTTACCGTAAGACATTAATGTTTCACAATGTTTTAAAGCGTCCTTAATAGCATCTTTATCTAGAGCTATATATATTTTTTGTACATCAGATGATACTAATTTTTTCATTAATATTTCATGTATCACCTTTCCAAATAATGGGATACAATTACGTTTAATTGTTAGAAAATCAAACATACCCTCAACTAAAACAATAGGAGCACTCCAATTAACATATAACTCCATACCAATTATATCTTTAACAGGTATTGATGGATTATCATATTTTCTTCCTAAAGTATCTGAGTAGTCACGTGCTATAAAATAATTTAATTGGCCTGATTCATTATATGAAGGTATTATTACTCGGTCGTGGTACTTGCCTTCTGCGCAAAATCCAATGTTATATTTTAAAATATCAACCTCCGTCAATCCTCTACTTTTAATGTATTTAATCGCATGTCTTGCGGCTAATCTTATGGATTTATCTGATGTATTAACATTATAAAGAGGGATAAATTCATCAGGTAATTTTATTGTTTGTTCAACTATTTGTTTTACTTTACCTGGTTTGATTATTAGGTTTAATTCTTTTACTTTATCATCAGGCGCATCTAATTTCTTTAATAATGATTTTATAGTTTTACCTTTTGAATTATTAGTAGGAGGACATGTCCAGCAGTGCCATGGATTTTCATTTTTATCATTAGTATCTAGTTGAACCTCTAATTTGCGTTTATGGTGATGACAAAAAGGACAATGAAATGCTACATTGCCCTTACTAGTAGGATGTCCTTTACCTAGTACTGATTCTAGTAATATTAATAAAGCTTGATTTTCCATTTTGTTGGAAGATACAAACTTTACTTAGCCTACCAAATCTTTAGTAAAAAAACGTCCTTGAATATTATCGTTAATCCATCGTGATGAATCTTCTAACACACCATATTGGAATAGGTATTTACATTCAAAATATGTTAGTTCTTTCTTTGATTTACAAAGTTTCAATATTACTCGAACGAATTTATCTTTAGGATATTTTTTAAGATCTTCTTTTATTTCATTAGCTGAGCCGTAGTATGTTTTCCAATCACTTGGTTTAACTACTAATTTAGTTTGTTTAGTTCTACCACGTGTTACAGGTAAAGCTGCTAATTCTTTTTTACCTAACTTAACATTATTCTTATGGAAGAAATTTTTCTTACCAATGTAACTACGATTTGTTTCCAAATTAGTAGTCATGTAAATATACCCTTCATATTGGGTTGGATCGAAACTTTCATCGTTGATTAAATCCTCAACGGTCAAAACTGGTTCTGTTATGTTCATTATATATCAAACATTTTTATATTACCTTGTTTATCATATCCAAAATTTTCTCTATGTACATCTACTCCATACATCTCTCTTTTAACTTTAGATAACTTAGATAAATATGTAATTAATTTATTGTAAAATTTTTTATTATTGTTATCTTTTAAAATATCTTTAATAACTTTTATAGCTTCTTTATTATTATCTCTTAAGTGACGAAACAAATAAAAAACAATATCTATTGGTTTAAAACTAGGAGCTTCAAACATTATTTCTTCTTTAAGTTTATCAACATCATTTCTAAAAGAATCAACATTAACTTTTTCTTGAACCATATATCCTTTTTTATAGTCTACTTTTTTAATTTGGGTAAACAATTCAGGATATTTTTTACTTTTTTCTTCTTCTTCTTGTACGTCGTATACTACTTCATTTTCTAATGGACTAAATATTTTAGCAACAAAACCAGGGTATGTTTCTAGATCATATACATCCTTGTATGTACCTGATCCTATTCTTGTTTTTTGTTTTATATTTAATTCTTTAAATATCATATTTAACTATAAAAGTCATATCTGTATTTGGAGATATAAGTAAAGGTTTAGCAAATTTAGCTACAGCTAACAAATCATCCTCATCATTATATAAACCAATAGAAGTAACATAAGGTGAAAAGTCTGAGCCTGTTGCAAAATCTTTTAAAGTTCCATCATTAAAATAAAATACAGAACCAGATATACTTGCGCTTGTTATTACTCCCTCCTGTATAGATGGATTATAACTAGCATTAAATTCACTTTCTTTAACTATACATCTTACTTCAGTTTCATAAATATTGTAGTTATTTTGAAATTCAACTTTAGTTAAAGTTATAGGAGAACTTAAAAAGTTAATGTAATCATTATTAGTTATGACAAACATTCCCTGTCCATAAAATATATTACCTATATGAATTGGAGTAAAATCACTTCCGTTCTCAGTTAAATATGATGATGTAAGATAACTAGATGATATATATCCTGTAGATATAGCATAATATGGATTTACATATAGACTATCTACGTATAATGTAGGGAGATAGGTTACATCGTATAAGTTACCATTTCCATCATCAATTATTGTTACTAAAGAAGATGATATTTTAATACTATAAGGTAAAATATTGTTACCGTATAAATCACTACTTACACCTAATAAACCTATCCTATCTCCTGCACCTGAAGGAAAATTTTTGATGGTATTACCTTCTTGGTATTTGTAATAAGATGAAGTAGGTCTTTGGGATGATGCTGATTCATAATATATAGAAACTGCTAACGATTGGGTATTTAATGAACTGGTATATGATTGATAATAAAGTTGGTTAGCTACAGCATATATAGAAGATTGGTATTCTCCATTAGTTGTGGTTGAACCACTAATTGAAAAAGGAGTATTAGTACCTATGTAATATGTTATATAACCATCGTTAGGGATACTAGTATAAGAAAACGACCATAACTTATTAGCTGTGTAAGGAGTTACTGTTATATCTGATTTGTAAAGCTGTTTGAAAGCACTCATGCATTTTATTAGTAATCTAATTTAACACGAATTAAAGCTTCTTTAGTAAAATCTTTTACCAATGGTCTTGATAATTTAGCTACTGCTAATAATTCATTATTATCGTTGTATAATCCTACAGTTGTGATGTATGTTTGTGGATTATTAACCAAACTAGTATAAAGTAAATTACCATTTGAATCTATAATAGATGGATTAGTAGTATAATTAAATTCACTATTTTTTACACGAGTAAAGAAATAACGAGATGATACAGTTTCTGCTGATTTAGCAGTCATTGCATTTCCTGCTGCTCCGGATGCTGATATAGAAGAATATAATTTACCTTGATTATTATTATTAGCTAATGATTTTACAAGTGGGGCTACAAAAGAATCTACAGAATTTGAACCACTTGCTTTTAAAACTACAATATTTAAATCAGGAAACATAAATCCATAGTAGGTTGAAGCAGCACTTGGAGTATGAGCTGATCCATTGCTACCACTAATTATGTTGTAATATCTATTTTCCCCAATAAAATTAGCAGTACTAGATTCATTGCTATCATCTGTTAAAAACATTTGTGCACTACCTGATCTTAATCTTATATTTAAGGCCCCAGGAAGTAAAGATTCTTTATATCTAGCTCTCGAGTAATTAATTACATATATATCTTCTGCTGTAGTAGTTCCATCAAAACTAAAATTTACAGTCTCAGTACCGTAAACTAAATTTCTATATTGTCCATAAACAATGCGACTAGGAGATGAACCTGTCACTGATGAATTAATTAAAGCAGAACCAGATCCGTATAAATTACCGTATTGTATTGTAAATTGAATAGAAGATGACGGATTAGTAGTAGCTAAATCATATACATTTAAATAATATTCTGTATTTCCACTACTTGCTGTGAAAAATGTAGATAATGTATTAGCATCACCACTAAATAAACCTCTTACTACGGTTTCTGAACTTACTACTGAATCGTCTTGTGCGTATCTTATAAATGACATATTTAATTATTTTTAGATTTTATTTACAACCAAAGGAATAGTAATTCTAGCTCCACTATCTCTACCTATTACTGTAATTGTTGTAGTCAATGATGTTAATGTTGTACCATATAACGTATTAATTGTTGTACCGGTAATAGTAAATGAAGTTCCTACTTGGGTTACAGATAAAGTAGCACCCGTAGTTGTATTCAAATTATTAGTACCCGGAGTAGTTGTAGTTATACCTGTACCTTGGAAAGATGATAATAATCTACCATCAGCTACTGTAACTGTATATCCACTACTTTCAAATGTACTTGTTGCTCCTAAATAATTTAAAGTTTGAGGAGTAATTGTTAATGAAGCTCCTTGCTTAATAACAATACTATTATAACCAATATTGATAACAGGTAGTTTAGCAGTTCCACGTGGAAGTGTTACTAACTTATATCGCATCATTTGAGTATCATTAGGTATAGCTTCTAATACAGGGGTAGCTTCAATAGCCTGACCATAATATGATGATCCCGATGGGTGATCAGGGTTATACAATGTATAATCAATTTCATCATCTGCTAATGCAAATTGGGTGATTTGAAATGATCCATCATTGCGAGCCAATAATTGGCGTCCTTTTGTTGTTAAAATTGCGTCTACTGTTATTGTTGTAGGATTTAATATAGCCATTTTGTATATATTTTACTTATTATAAATATTATAGTATTCCGTTTTCTTTTAAAGTTTCAACAACACCGTTTAAATTAGTAGCTAATTCTGGTGTTATATATTGTGGGGTCAAATATCCTGGTGCTCCTCCAACTAATTTAGGAGCGTTTATCACTAATTTAGATGGATCTATTTGGTTTTCTCTTAATAAAAATCCTCTATTTTGAAATGAACTTGTTATTGAAGAATCAATATCTTTATCTAAAGTTAATTTTATTGAACCACTGGTAGATACAGAAAATGGAGCTTGTGGAACTTCCACACCGATTACAGTGTATACCTGTGATTCATCTTGATTAAATCTTATTTCTTGACCTACTCTAAATTCTAAAGGTATAGGAGTATCATATTGATTATTAACACTGTAACCACCAAAACTAGCAGATGTAACATCTTGACTAAACTGATAATATGGAAATTGATTTAATCCTCCAGGAACTTGGAATTGTCTAGCAAAACTTGAAGTTAGATATATATTTATCAGTTCTACTGAGCCTAATATTACATTTCTATCATTACTACTAGATATATACCATGCTTGAGGAGACATTCTAAGTTTATTAGAAACTTTATCTACAAATGACATAGAAGCTACAGTAAAAGTTGTACTTCCATTAGGAAATAAAGTACTATTAGCTTCATTAGTTAGTATAACTTTAGGCCATAATAAAGCTGGTCTGTACACTGTGGTTGTTTGGTCTAAATCGTTTTGAGATGAACCTGAGGGTAATGTTGTTATTTGTAAATTTACAACACTGTCTTTACCAAAGTTATATATCAAATTATAATAATAGTTTGAACTAGTATCAGAATTAACTGCTAATTGGTTTCCATCTTTGTCAACTAAACTATTAAGCCATAATGTAGATTTACCTACTAACTCAGGATAAGCGTTTCTAATTTCTTTAAATGTTAAGAAGTATGTATAGTATTTATCAATAGCTGATGTTTTACCATAAGAACCTGAGTCACCATTAGTATATTCATTATATCTTGATGATATTATTTTTGAACCATCATATCTAGAATTTTTATATGATGTTAATGATAAATAAGAATCTTGTAATTCAGCTGACGATGAAATAGAACTTGTTTTTTGTTCTAAAATAGCATCTGGAAGTCCTGGGTTTTCTATTATTTTTCTGGTACTTGAAGTTACGCTACTAGATACATTATTAAATAATACATTATAATCAGATAAAGCAAATTTTTCAAGACTTATACTTTCAGTAATATTATGTTGTGAATTCCAAATATCTATACCCACCAAATATGGATTTTCATTACTAGGTATAAAATAAGTATCATATAAATTAATTCCACTACCACTTAATTCTCCACTATAGTATGCCGATTTATCACCTGATAAATTATCATATAAAAATCCATACTCTGTTCCTATACTTCCACTAGTAATTTCAGCTTCATATATACTTTCAGTTGTACTATTAGTAGGATTAGCGTAAGCAAATTTATTACGTTCTAATACAGGTGAATTTATTGTTATACCTGTAGATAAACTAGTTCGAGCGGGTGTAAAACTTTCTAGTATTTTAAATAATGAATTATCAAAAAACTGAATTAAACGAATAAAACCATTATAATCTAAATATGATGAAGTAAACCCAGCGTATGAGCCTGTTCCTTGTTCAAAATATATTTTACGTTGATTATCTAAATCGGGATAAGTATTGTAATATTGTTGTCTAGGATCCCCTATATATTCATCCATATCCCATGATGGGTTATTAGAAGATATAGATTGAGAAACATATAAATCTATTTGTGTTTGAGGTGAAAATGATATATCTACAAATTGTAAATCATTATCTAAATATTCGTTTGAAGATGTAGGAATTTGTTGAATAGTAGTTAAAGGAGATAACACACTACCTGTAGAAATAACATCACTTACCCTAATTTTATTTTTGCTATATCCTTTTAAATATTCAGACTTTAACTCACCACCATATTCTTTAACGTTTAATATGCTACTAGTAATACCAAATGTAGTTACAATATTTTGTAAACCAGCAGTTGTACCTTTAGTTTTAACTAGTAAAGGTAAATTATGATATATTCGTTTATATAATTCATATGTTAAGTCTTTTCTAGGAATATTATTTAAATAACTACTTGTAGCTGAAAAATCTGTTAGTGACCCACTGTACATAAAGCTACCAGTGTTATTACCTACTATGTATTGTTCTAAACTATCTCCTTCTGCGCTATTAAATAAGTCTATTCCTAGAGATTTTAAAACATAATAAACTAAATCGTTAGATATACCTCTATTTGGATTATTATTAGCTAAATTGATGTCTGTTATTGATTTTAATAAAATCCAAATATTATCAAAATAATGACCTATCATATTTAAAAAAATTAAATATTGGTTATTATCTGGATTATCTCTTAAATATGTTGGTATCCCATTAATTAAGTTGTTTGAATTTAGTTCATCATATAAAGAAGCCGATTCTATAGCACTATTATACCATATAGATGCTGATATTGAACTGGTTGAAAACAACACATAAGGAAGTGTAGATGTTGATTTAGGCCACGCATATGATGTAGATTCAAAATAAAGATAAGTTTCGTACCCATCAAAATTAGAAATAATATTACTAATACTTGAAGAATATCTATTAATCTCTAATTGAAGATAAGGATTAAATGAAGCACTAGATGAATAATTTAATATTATATTACTATAGTCTTCTATTTCTTTTACTTTATTGTAAAATCCTACTAAACGTTGTTCTACTGAACCAAAAAAACTAAAATTATTATAATCAGTATAGTCAACATTTATATCAATACTATTTGATGTTAAAGAATTTAATAGTTTATTATAAGTATTAGACTGAGTAGCTTGTAATGATGTGAATAAGTTATTATATCCTGAGTATTGTGTAGATATGGTATTTATATCTTTAGAAATAGGGATATTAAAATTAGCCCCTCTTAACATTAATGGTGTTGGAGGAGAAATTAATGTATCTAAATTAATATTAAAAATATATGGGTTTACTTTTTCCTCAACTACCCATAAATTTGCTTTTTCATTTATATTATCTGGTAAAGGGTCATATAATTTAAATAAAATTTCGTACCCTTCTTCTATTTTATCTAAAGCTATATTTACTGTTATTACTTGAGTATTTAAACCAAAATTAATAAGATAATTAACAAAATAAGGAGAGGAATTTATTTCATTTATTAAATCGTTAGCAATAGTTTCTATTTCATCATTAGATTTAGAAGTAGAAGATATACTAATTTCGGTTCTATCAGCTGATATTCTTTTTAAGAAAAACGTATCATTTGGTGAACCTACTTTATTTTTAAAGAAATTATATTGTGTTTTAAACTCACCCGATTTGTATCCTGCTTCTTGTAAATCTTTTACAGGATCGATTTCAATAGAGGTAAATGAAGACCCAGTATTAGGAGTGTTAGAATTTAATACTCCTATATTACTATCAGTTATTTGATTTTCAGTATTGGGAGCAGGAACAACAGATGGTGTTAATCCTGAATCTGTTGGGAGTTTGTACTTAGTGTAAGAATAATTTACATCTAGTAAAGAGGTACCACTAATATCATATATGAAATATTCTACATAATCAACGTTAGGATCAAAATAATTTTGAATTTCTCCTACTCCTATTAGTCTAATATCATCTGATTGGTATCTATCAATAATATCTATATCCGTAATATTTCCTATAATTTGAATATTATTAGCCATTTGAACCTGTTGTTAATGTTTGTATTGTTTGTTGAGCTGTTAATATTTCCTGTCTTAAAGATGTTATTTCAGCTAATAAAGCTTGAACGTCTTCTGTGTTTAAATTAATTCCTAAATATTCTGCTTCTCTTTCTAAAATATATTGGTGAGAATCAGAATCACCTTCTTTAGGTATTTGGAAAAATAATTGTTCATATAATGTAAAAAAATCTTCCAATGTGAAAGTAGGAGTATCATCTGCCTGATTAGTATTAATTAATTGGCTAAATTGAGTATCTACTACTTTAGGAAAATTATTTTTATTAAATACCTGTTTTTGTATAGAAATTTTTGACATTATCGTATAACTTTAAAATAATAATCTTGGTTTAAAACTAAAACTTCTTTATTAGCTAGTACTGTTTTTATCAGTAATTGGTAATAACGTTCTGGTTGTAAACCATTCATATAAACATCAAAATAATTACCCTGATTATCAGCACTTATTTTTGTATAAGTTGTATCAAAATCAATAATTATTTCTTCAGTATCTAGATCTTTTATAGCCCAATATGAAGAAGTAGGTAATATTTTATTATTTAAATATACGGAAGCTGTTTGAAAAGTCCTAGCAGGAAATTTATCTCTTACGTTTACTCTAAAACGTTGTATTGAGTCTTGTTGATATTCGCTTTGGTTATTAGCTATTGTAGCTACTATTAAATCAGATGTTACCTGAGATAAAGAACTAGTATATATAGTATCATTCCATCTTATTTCTAAACAAGGTGGATATATAGTATGAGTTTCTGCTGAAAAGTATTTAGTTTCAAATTTAGATGCTGTGGTAAATTCTATTAAATTTGAGTGTTTAATTATAAATCCTTCATTAGGAATTGATGAGCTTATCCATCCTGCTATCGTATTTGTTACTTTTAATTCTATATCTTTAGAAGTATTATGATTAAAGGATTGACTTGATTCATATGAACCAGTAAACCACAAACCACCACCTAAGTTAGATCCATTATATGAGCCTGTTGTTTCTGCAGGGAAATTTACACCAAACCATGTACTTCCACTTATTTCATTTTTATATTTCCAACTAACTCCATCAGTAGTTATAGGAGAATCAGCAAGTTTACCTGTTCCTATATTCCAGCTTCCCGATATAGGATAACTATATATTGTATAATCTAATGGAATTTCATTGGCATATGCTAAACTTAACTTTAAGTAAGCATCATATGTACTTCCTGAAATTTTATTATTTATTACATCTGTAAGCTCATTTTGTGGAAATTTTATTAGTATACGTGATACTTCATTAGTACCGGTTACAGTATAGAATGTACTTAATTCTAATATTTCATCTAATCCTGAATTAAGATTAGGATAGTAAGAATATATAGTAGCACTCTTTTCAGGAAATATTTTATAAACTGCCATAAATATAATTTTATACGTATAAATATGGCAGTTATAAATTTTTATTTACATATCGAAATTATCTATAAAATCAGGATAATCTTCTTCCATTATTTTATATCTGAACTTTCAATTAAAGTATAAGTAAATGAGGGACCATGAATCTTTGCTGCTTCACGAGCAATTACCATGAATGCTTCAAAATCAGCTGCTCTTTTAAATACTTGGCAACCTTCTGACCAGTTTTCAACAAAGGTTGAATCAACACCAGCTTTGTGAATGTTGATACCAAAGATACCCTCTTGAATTTTAGTTTCATCATAAGTCATATCTTTATTAGCATCACGATATACTTTAACTGGTTTTGCTTGTCTTAATGCTTCATATTTACCTTGATGTAAACCAAGTGTATGTGAACCACGATATTGTCCTTCAACTAAACGAGCAACACCATTCACATTACCAAATTGTTTTACGCCTTTAGTACCAGGATCAGTTGTACAAGCCCATTGTTTGATCACCCAATTACCACCTACTTTATAGGATACAGTCATTACGTCATCAAACACATTAGTAACCTTGTTACCAGTTGCTGAATTTCTAACTCCAACTATATTTAAGTCATAGTCTTTTGCTCCTTCAAACCATACATAACCTTTTGCTTTTACAGCGGCTTCAATTTGTTCTTTTGTGTATGCCATAATTATAAGATTTATTTCCTATAAATATGGTATATACATGTTTTATTCAAAAATTACTTTCATCTCGTAATTCTTAATTTCTTGACGACCAAAATCACTATTAAAAACTACTCTCATAAAAATAGTAGCAGTATCTCCAATCATTTCATCATCTAAAAATATATTAACGCCTGGCTGGTATGTATATTTACTGTATACTGCTAACATAGTACGGGCATATGGTTTTTCCCATCCTGTAAATTTTTTAGGTATTTGATAACCAACAATATTAGTAGGAGACATAAAATCAGATAGACTAACCATAGTATATATACGTGTTCCTATAGGAATAGGGTCTCTAAAACGTTTGTCTGTATATAATCCTAAAAAGGAATATACTGGATATCTATATCTAACAGTATCAAATAATACAAAATAATCGGAATCAAATCCTACTTCTATTAAAGGAACTCCATTTATGATATATTCTGGTGATAATTCTGATAATTCTCCTCTAATTGTAAAATAGTTAAGTCCAATATATTTTACATGATGATAACCATTATTATCTATAGAGTCTTGTCCTGGACCGGAGATATAAAAATATCCTTCACAATTTCCATTTAAACAGGGGTAAGTTCCTTCTTCTTCTTGTTTAGTACAAGAAAACAAACTAATGCTTAATAAAGCAAACAAAATAATTTTTTTCATAACCTTTTTATTTTTATAAACGTAAAGAAGAGGGTTTTGCCCTCTTCGTATTTTTAAAGTATTACTACTCTTCCTTGTATGTCTGTATTAGGATATCTAACTTCAAAAATAGATGGATCTAATGAAGGATAAATAACTCCGTTACTTGTAGCCCCAGGAATATCATATCCATAAATAGAATAATTAGTTCCTGTACTATCTTGTTTATTTATTATTTCAACTTTAACCACAGATTGTACACCTCTTACTCTTAATAATTTAGATGTAATATCTGATAATATAATAGGTTGATTTATCTGCCATTTATCTATATTAAAGTGGTCTTGTAAAGCTAATATACAATTATTAATTACTTCATTATTATTAGAACCGGCTACAGTTGTTATATCAAAATTAACACCTATATTAATATAAAAAGCATCCTTAATATTAACAGCATCTGTTACCATTCTATATTCGTTGATGTAAGAAGATAAATTATTTTTAAGATTATTTGTAGCGTTAATTAATTGTTTATCAGAATTGTATGCTAAGATATACATATCTAATGCTAATGGATTAGATATACCACTACTATTATCAGATGATAATGGTTGTGTGGCATATACTTTAGCTATACTTCCGTATTCGGATGGTAAAGATAATGCACGAACTATATAATCTGTTTTAGTTACTGCTCTTAATTGAGATGAATATGCATATAATGCATTATTTCTGATTTCTTCAACTTGATCTCCATCTTTACCACCAGTAGCTGGATTAGGGTTATTACTAACTACACTTTGTAATACCTGAGTAGGCAAACCTATACCAGGTGGTGTACCGTTTTTAAAATAAACCCCAGCTGTGTCTATACGTGTTAAATCATTTGATGGTACGTTAGATAATATTCCACCTCCTACTAAATATCTGACTTGTAAAGTCCCATTAGATGGTGCTAAGCCATATTCTCTAGTAAAAAATATAGAGGCTTTGTTATAGTTATTAGATAAATCTGATATTCCAGGAACTAATCCTAACTGAATATTATCAGGTGTAGGAAGTATAGTTTCATCTGAGCTATTAGATATTCCTGCTCCAAATTCTAATTGTAATGTGTTGTCTGATAGTAATCTAGATACAAATCGTCTTGGAGTTCTTTGTAATTGCAATAAATAAGGTACTTGAGAAGCATCAGAACCGGTATTTGCTATTTTTTGGTATATTGTTCCTTGGGCTAAATAAGGTACTTCGTACCATTGATTACTATCACTCCCTGTTACATCTAATATTTGTAATATATTAGTATCACTTAATGTAATAGTTTGAAATTTTTGAGGAGTAGTAAAAGTAAAAGTAGATGTTTTTATTTCGGCTGATATAGCTTTTGTTGTTTTTTTAATTAAAAAGAAATTACTGTCTATAAAACTTATTTCAGCATTTGATAAATCAGTAAAATCTACTATTTCGGTTGTTATAAAATTTAATCCAGTAGAGGCTGATCTAATATTAGTATTAGCAGGTATAATTAACCCATATACATTGTTGTTAGGGATTGTTTCACCTGTTACTACATTTATAGTAGAAGGCATTATTTGATATACATCTACATCAACAGAAGAAGCATATGATGCTTTTGGTCTATATCCCATGACATAAGACATAGCATATAAATTTTCTTTTTCTTTAGCGTATAATAAAAAATTTTCTTGAATTTGGGTATCTAAATAAAATGACATTACATCACCTACATAAGATGCTAATTCAATAAACATATTTCCAGGCGAAGCATCTGAGAAATCGTTATATGTGTTAGGAAAATATGTTTTAGCGTAATTTATTAAATTAGATTTAAAATCACTAAAACTTTTATTTATATATGATATATTATTTGCCATTTTTATTGAAATTCTATAATAACTTGATCTGAAGTTCCTGATGTATTTAGGGTATAGTTAACTGTTACATTTATTGTGTTTGTATCTTCACTAAAAATAACATCAACATTGTCCAGTGTTGCTTGCGGAATATAAGTTGAAAACGAAGTAGCTACTCTATCAGTAATTGTTGTTTTAAGACTATCTGTCATTCCCTCAAACAATAAATCTTTTATATCTGCTCCAAAATTAGGATTCATTATTCTTTCACCTCTATTAGTAAGTAAAAGATTAATAACATTGGACTTTATTTGATCTTTAGTGCTGTATGTTCTATTAAATACCCCAGGTCCATTAAATGGTAAAGATACCCCAATAGCAATGTTTTTTTGCAAATCTAAGGGGTCTACACGTGTTATCTGAGGTATTGGCATATTATCCTAAATTACTTAAACCAGCTTTATCTTGAGCAGTCATACTCAATGCTGCATCCATTATAAAATTAGCAAATGGATTTTCATTAGTTGAATCAACTACTAGTGGTACTCCATTATTAGATACTACTGGTTGTTCAAAACCAAACATACTTCCCATTTTATTTCTTAATTGGGATCTTACATCACCAACTGTTGGGACATCATTACTAGTAAAATTGAATGTTTTACTTTCTTGTAATGGATTTGTTGGATTATTTTCATTTAAGATAGCATGTAATTCTTCACGAACTGCTTCAGCTACTGCCTCTTTTATTAATTTTTTAAATGTTTTTACATTCATACGTATAAATATTTTAAGCTTGTAAATTTCGTTGATCTATAATTATTTTTAATTGATCTATTAATATTTGTGGTTCTAATGTGTATGAATAATCACTTTTAATTACTTCTACATTATCTTTATCTAAAGCCACAGCATAATGACGTTTAATACTATCTTTTACAAATGTGCGAGGATCTTGGTCTTCTTTAATTCTTAACCTAAATCCTTTGTAAATTTCATCTTTTGGTTGTTTAATACTATTCAGTAAAGAATTAAGACTATCTAAAGAATTCGAATTTATTGTTTCTAAATCTAATTTATTATCTATTTCTTTTAATTGAGATTTCAATTCATTCAATTCATTAATTACAGGAATTAAAAGAGAAGTTAATAAAGCTAATACAATTTGAGCTAATGATAATTTTTTCTGGAGTTCTTCAATTAAAGGTAAAGGAGGTGCTGGGTTTAAAAACAATAAAGGAATTAATATTTGTGTTACAGTAATTATAATTTGGATAATTTGTAATCTTTCTTGAATATTAATAACTGTTCTTTCATTATTATCTAACACGTTATAAGCAGAATTACGACTTACTCTAGCATTATCTAATTCTTCGGGTGTTTGAGCATTATCTATTATATTATTAGTTTCATCTACTAAAGTTCGAAGATTACTATTTTGTACCGCTAATTTAGAAATAAGAATAGTTCCACTCAATATTAAAAGAGGAGCAAATGATTTACTTGTACTACTAATTAAAGATGAAATAGCTTTAGTTTTATTAGCTTTATTTTTAGCATCTTTTCTTTGTTGTTTATTTTTTTGTTTTTTCTGCTTATCTTTTTTATTCTTTTTAGGATCTTTATTAATACTTTGAATTTGGTTTTCAGTATCCTGTTGTTGTTTGTTTAATGATTCTTTTTCAATAGCGTATCTAGCATTTTCATTTGCTACTGCCTCTTTGTATTCTTCTTCAGTTAATGTAGGTTTAGTTGGGGGTTTAGGTTGGTATTGATTTTCTAATTTATTTAGATTAGATTTATGTGTTACTTCTAGTTCTAATTTTTTCTTTATTGTATCTTCTAATTTTTGTTGAAGTATTTGAGTTTGCCCTAAAGCAGCCGATATTACTTTTTTCTTTGCTGCTTCTTTAACTTGATCACCAAAAGCATTAGGTAAACCTGTAGTAGATAAAGTTTTATTTATTCCGGGTGATATTAAAGATGATACATTCATTATGATACAAATACTTGATTAGAAGCTATATATTTATCAGTATTTTCAGATTTAAGCATATCTTTTACTTTATCCAAATCAGTATTAAGACGATCAGCTGCTAATTTTAAAGCAGCAATGGGAGCCCCCGTACTATCAACTGATGGAGAAGTATTAGTAGTAAATGTTTGTATAGCTTCTATTAACTCTGATAATAAATCTATTACTTTAAAACCTAATAAAACAGGTTCATCAGGTAGATTATTTCCATTATTTCCTAAATATATATCATTTGATTTTAATTCTATTGAATTTCCTACTAAGTTAATTCCATTCGCTTTCAAAATAGTGTTGGTTTTAGAAAACAACATTACCTCATCTTTTTTAGAATTAATTAATATTCTATCACCATTTAATATTACTTGTGAATTATTATAAGTATCAGGTAAAACTGGTTCACCTATTAAAGGTGACTTTAAACCACTAGAATCTAATTCTATAGGTAAAGCCTGAGTAGAAGTTAAATAAATTGAAGAAGCATCCCTGTTTATTTGTTCTGAGTATAAACTTTGTGGTTTGCTGTTAAAATTTAAACCATTAGATAAAATTACTATAGGACTTCCATTATTTCCTACTTTACTCCATTCGTTAAAATTTGGGTTATCAGGATTACTATATAATCCAACGGTACTACCGAAACGAATTGATTGGCCTGTACGACCAGATAATATATAATCTCCTTCATAAGATATTAAATTTTTTATATTTCCGTTTTCATTATATGTTTTTCCTAAAGGAGTACCATCGTTGGAAGATTGAGCGTTTTGCTCACTATTTCCCCAAAGATTAATTGTACATAACCAATAAGGTATATCAGATTTTATATCTCTTTTTACTTGTGAACCTATAGATGTTCCTTGTAATATAAGAACTATTTCATTTAATAAAGGATAATCTTGAATATTACTATAAAATGGATAAGCTATATTACAGGTGTCTAAAAAATCATCTGTTAAACTTCCATCTTCAATTCTACTAGCATAATAATCTTTATAGAATACAGCCCCTATTCGTTTATTTGCTTTTTCGTACATTTTAACTGTAGGTAGATTTATACCATTAACTACTCCAAATATTTTTCCATATATAGGAGTAGTACCATTATTTTTCCCTGTAGTTTTATTTTTTACAGGATTACTAATTTGGTTACTACCTTTTAAACCGTATTTTAAAGCCATTTTATTCTAAACGTTTTTGTAAATCTTTACTAGCTGTTTCTAATAATTTATTACCTTCTTCTTTTATAGCATTTTGCTCTTCCAATAATAATTGAATTTCACTCATATCTATTAAACTATCATTGGTATTTCCTGTATTATTAGATGCTCTTTGAGCAATACCTGCCATTTTAATTAATTGATCATTATTCTTTACGTTAACATCAATTAAATCTTTCACAGTAGGCATTAACATTACAGCAGAACCTGCGTTAGATGATGCTAAAGGTTTTAGAGCATTTATAAGTTCGTTAATTTGATTATCAACAGCTTTATTGTTTTTATGTATTTGTTTAAATATATCTGATAAAGATGTTTGACCAAATAATGTTATGTCATCGAATGTAGCCATAATTATTGTTTAATATAAATATAATACAATTAGAAAGTTATATGACCATTTCTGTAGTATTCGTTATATAGTTTAATACGAACAGTATTTAGTTTTTTGGTTACTTTTGTAATCTGAGGAGTAGAGGCATCTGTTATTTCACGGATATAAATGTATAATGCTTTTTTATTAAATATTTCTAATGATTCTCGTTTACGAAATAGTTCCATAATAGCATCTGCTGTTTTAGCATCTTGAGATTTAGGGAATAATTTATACAAATGTTTATCTATATATTTAATATATAAATCTATAAACGTATCTAATCCAATATCTTCTTCGGCCTCTTTTAACGTTTTATCAAGATAAGATTTATCCTCCTCAATTTCATCCATTTCGGCATGTTTCTGAAGTTTCTTGTAGTTGTTGTTATTATATATGATTAGGTAACGCTTTGCTATAGTTCCAAAATAGGAATATGCTTTACCTTTTCCCTGAGAATATAAATGAAGTTTTTCTAATAAGAATGTAACTACTTCATGTTTTAGTTCCTCAATAGTATTTATATCTGTATAATAAAATTTAAATGTATGTATAATATTTTCAGCTAATTTATAAAATGCATACCTAATTTTATCATTATAAATTCTATTTCTCTCTATTTCGTCTGAAGTAGATAAAAATTCAAGAATAGCATCCTCAGTTTCTTGATTAAAATATACGCTGGGTGTATTGTTTTTGTTAGTTTCCATTAATTACAATTGTAATAAGGAAAAATAGGGAAGCCAAATTATTTTCCAGAAATGTTTTCTAGAAGTTCTTTTAGTTCATTTACATTAGTAAATATTTCCTCCAATTCTACATCGCCATCAACATACATACGTTGATCTATTTTGGATAAACTGGATATTAACTGAGAGGTAACAAAATCTATATTTTCTATATATTGTTGTTGTTGAGTGATAACTTTTTCAAGGGTTGAATTCTTTTTAATTAAAAGATAAACACCTACACCTAGTAATTCAACTAGGTGTATTCCTAATACCCATAAAAATATTTCCATAATTACCCGTTATATGATTGATTAAAATTAAAATCAAAATCGTCAGCCTCAACGCTAACTAGTTCTTTAATTTTTTCTAATTGATTTTTTAATTGCTCAACAGTATCTAATACTTCTTCTTGAGACATACCGCGGTTGATTTGAAGTTGTAATTTTTGTCCAATGTTTTGGGCTTGTACTAAGCCGTCTATAACTTGATTTTTAAATCTCATAATTGTATATGTTTATATATAAATATACGGGTTTTCCCATTCCCACCGTTTGTACAAACGTTTGCACCCGTTCTCTCATCCCCTACCCTTTTCTCCCTAACCCCGTAGGTATAAAGTTACCAAAATTTTTTCAGATATCCAAATCTTCTCTGTAAAAACTAAGAAAAATTTTAAAATCATCCTCTAATTCACTAATGGTAATATTATCATATGCTTTTTCACAGTCATAATCAGCAATCCCGTCTATATATTCGGTAATTTGTAGTTCATGATTAGGAAATATTTTAATTAAATTATTTTTTACCTCAGTTATTAACATGATAGTCTAATGATTCTTCATCAATATCGTATATTCTATATCCATCCATACCCCAATAAGATACATTACAATCCATAGTATAAATTATATCTCCATCGTCAGCCTCGCAAACAGCATATCCCTCTTCTACAGAATCTGGAACTACGTGAAATCTTAGCTCTGTTTCTTCCCCATTAATAGTTAAAATATCACAATCAATATAACTATTCTGATCCATTTTACCCTTAACTCTTAAAATTTTGGGATCATATTCTTCTTCCCACTCATAATCATCAGGATTAAAATTTTCTTGCATCTTTTTAATCATAATTTTATTATAATCGGCCATACTTAACACACGACCTTCAGTTGATAATGATATAATATTTTCTGAAACATCATGTAAGTCCATATCTGTTTTAGCATCTTCACGAGCATACTCAAGCAAGCGAATAAATAAAGGTACATCCATTTTTATAACATCCCTAGGATTTTCCACCTCTTTTATATTTGATTTAACTTGATCTATACCTTTAGATTTACTTATAACCTTTTTAGCTAATGTTATTTCTTCAGGAACATCTAACTCAATAGTAAATGTACCATCTAATTTATTATCTTGAATATTAAATGTATCAACATTTACTCCGAATTTTTCAAGGCGATTAATAAAAGCAGCTTTATCTTCTAATTTAATTTTAAACTTTTTTTTCATTATTGTATCCAATTTTGATCTTACGAGCGACAGGCTATGAATCTGTCTATAAATGTTATTTTATATAAGTTCAATATATTCTTTTTTTATACGTGTTGTACTATTTTCATCATATGATTCAAATTCTTCTTCTTCTTCTTCGTACCATCCTATTTCTCCTTTTTTGATATATAAGAAACCATCTCCCTCTTTTTTTATTTGAGATAAAGTATATCCAGGTAATTCATATGAAGGAACAGCTTCCCCTTTATATTGGGCTAAATCTCCATAAGCATTATCTCCAATATAGTAAACATTTGTTAAAATCTTAGCTTTAGGAGAGTTTAAATTAACCCATGCTGGGCCGTATTCGTAATTCTCTTTAATAATACCCGCTAATTTTTTCATTCTACTAAATTCTTCATTCATGCTTTGTTTATATGAAGCGTTAACTACATCCCAATCATCATTACTAACAGCTATTGTATCTTTACTACCATCATTATATGTAACAGTATAAGATTTATCACCGTTTTGGATAGCATTTTTAATTGTTTTACCATTAATATTAACTGAAGAATTAGTATTTTCTTGTATCCAATTTTGATCTTGTACTTCTTGATCAGCTTTTTGTAATAAAGCTTGAACATCTTTACCTGCCTTTTGAGCAGCTTCTAAACCTAATTTCCATAATGGATGTTGACGAGCATTATCAAAAGGTGTTTTATTGTCTTGGTACATTCTACCACCACCAGTTATCTCAGCATTTTCAGGATCATAATCCCATCTTTTATTAGAAGGTGTACCCTTTTTATTATTCATGCTTTTTTCTGATTGATAAGCATGACCTATTTTTATAATTAAGGCTTCAGTAGGAGTCATTGGTCTACCAAATTTTAACGGTTGACTACCACCGTAAAATTTAGTATCACCCATTGTTGAGTCAACTTCATGCTCTTCATCTCCTGTTGGTGTATTAATAGTAATTTTTTTATTTGGAGTACCTTTACCTAAGGTATACTCAGTTGATCTTGAAGCTACATTATAACCAAAACCTGCGGTGTCTTCTTTAGTACATGAAACCATACCTGTTGCTAATATAGTACACACTACACCAGCCATAATTTTGTCTTTCAAACCCTCATCTACTTTATCTCCAGGTTTAATTTCACCTGTTTTATCAACAGACATATACGTGATGGTATTAGGTTTAACAGATTTACGTTTATCTACTAACTGAAAAACACCAGGATTAGTTTTATTAATGCCAACTTTTGCCAATTGGTATTTTAATTGATCCATAATATCATCTTCTTCGATTTGTTCTCTAAGAACATATTCTAATTCTTCACGAATTATTTGACGTATTTCTTTTATTTTCATACTAATAAATATTGGCAAGGCAAGGAAACCTTCTTACATTTACACCTACGTTAAATAAGATAATAAGTATATACAAATATATAGTCAGGTGGCGGAATTGGTTAGACGCTAATTGTTGGTTAGAAGAGAAACTTATACCACAAAAATTAATCTCTTCATACAGGTTCGAGTCCTGTCCTGACTACTAAGATTTAAAGTTATGAAAAGATTAATAAAAAGTAAAATTGAATATCGTTCTATAGATAACCCAACTAAAACAATTAAAGCTTGGAATAAAACAAAAGCAGCTAAAAAATTAAAAACTGATATTTCTCGTATAAGAGAAGTAAAATAAGAAATAGTCAGGTGGCGGAATGGTAGCCAAATCAGACCAGCATAGGAGTTTATCTCTGGCTTAGTCTTAAAATACCCGATGGAGTGTTTGCAGGTTCGAATCCTGTCCTGACTACGAATGGCTGGTCACTGTAAACGGCTTCACAGTGGGACGGTACGTAGGGATAGATTAGAAATATCTCTTAAATGGGTTCGAGACCCATACCAGCCTCACACAGATATAAGTATATACTTTTGTCGACATAAAAGATCTGTTTAAAAGAGTTCTTTGACATCTTGCAATTTATCCCAAAAGGGGTTAAACCGAAAATGCGACCACAAGAGTTGGGGGATATACGTATATATTGTCGATGGGCGAGAGGTGTGTGCGAACTGTGAATACGTAACATTGGCTTTTGTACCAAACGCATCCCGCGCATGGACCGCGGCTAGCATGGGGCCATTCCGCTGTCATTCCGCCGGCGGGCCGCTAGCGCCTGCAAAAGCTAGTCCCTTTTTTCAGACCGCCGGCTAGCATATATTCTATTGTTTAAACTCGCATACGCGCGATCTTTAGCGCTCGAAAATAAAGAGCGCATGCTTATATATTTGCATGCGCCAAGACGTTTAAATCGCAGATTTTACTTATCCAAATATTACTTCATTAAAGAATACGGTTTGAATTATTATATCTGCATCCTCAGCATCGTCCGTCTCATCTAATGTATTAATTAAATTCCTTGCTGGTGCTAGTTGAACTCGCTCGTGTACCTCATTTATTCCTATTTCGCTAGTGTAAGCACCATCTCCTTCTTCATCCACTAGAGTTAATTTATAGCCCATTTGAAGCATTTTTAATAAAATATCCTCATAGCAGATCAATTCATTCGGTTTTTCTGATTTGAGCTTTTGACTAGCGGCTTTATAATCTTGCTTGTCTGCCTCTAAAGTTAGACCATACCCGTGGATGTAAGGTAATCCATTACATAATGCATTGTGGAATATTTTTTCCGATTCTTCGTTTGTTAGTATTATTTTCATTACTTTAATTTATTATATACTACTTCAGTTAAGATATAAATTAATACCCCTATTATCATAAATACAGATGGTGCTAGTATTTGTAGTTCTCGTGGATATATTCCTACATATCCTATCATTATTATAGTTTGAATTATTATTTTCATTGCTTTGTTTATTATGAGATAAAGATAAGTGGTGGGTTTTGACCCACCACCCCTACTTACCTAAACTGATCATTTAAACTATCTATTAAACTACCTAAGTCTTGTGTTTCATTTTCACCTTCAAACTTTAATTTGTAAGCTAACTCTAGATTTTCTAATAAGACTTTAATTAAATCATCTACATTTTTAATATCGTTCATATCATTTATTTATTACGATGTAAATATAATATATGAATTGTGACTAACCACGTTTATATAGATATTATTATAGCAAAAATAAATAGTGCTATTAACAAATAACCTATAAAATCTTCTACTTGCTGATTAAATTTATTATAGTTACTCATAACGTTAATACATTTGATGTTTACAATAACGAGCTGTCTTGAAGGTCGATTTATTTGTTGAACAAGACATCGACATTAACACTACTGATACAACAAACAATACCCAAACTACATATAATAAGTTTGCTTGTTTTTGATGTGATTTTGTTACTTCGAAATCACCATTTTCTAATTTTGTTACGTTAAAATCTGACATATGATTAATTATTAATTGTGATGTGAATATATAAAAAAGGCTCTGACGAGCCTTAATTTAATTAACCTTGAACCATTATTCCGTTTTCAAATATTACCCAAGCACAATTTGAATAATGATCATTAGGTTCTATCAATTCTAGTTCAATTAGAACATTATTTAACTCTTCTCTAGTACATGTAGTAGTTAAATTAGAATACACGTCATTTGGATTTGGAAAAATTAGATAATTATTTTTCATATCATTTGTTATTAATTGTGATGTAAAAATAAATGGGTAGTCTTGACTACCCAAATATTATTTTAAATACTCTGATGACAAACAAAATATTCACCTTCAAAATCATCATCTTCATCATACACTTCGTCTAATTCGAAGTCAGGAAATTCGAAATGATAATCCCAATCAGTATGATCAGTTACTCTCAATACTAATTCTTTGTCACCGTTTTTGTCAATCAATTCTTGTAATTGACTAATTAATTCTGAAGCTTTCATTGTTTTATTTATTAATTGTGATGTAAATATAACACAATTACTTTGACAAACCAACAAATTTATATTGAATCGTATCTCCAACATTGTATTTAGTTGTGCTGTAAACACTATATGTTGAAGTGTCACTTGTTGATTTAGCTTCGTAGTGGTAATTTCCATTACTGTATTCACCACAACACACTATTATGAATAGCTTTATTATAATCGTTTTCATGATGTAAATATAATACAAAAATCTTGACAAACAAAAAGCGCTTCATTACGAAGCGCTCTTGTATAACAAACAACAATTAATAACAACTTATTCTGCCTTAACTTCTTCAGGTTTAACCATTTTCGGTCTGCCCGGTTTAATTGGAATACCTGCAGCTAATTTTTCTGCCCTAGCTTGCATTCGAGCTTGTCGAGCTGATCCTTCTACTGCCGGACGTCCCCTTCTCAACAAACCTGCTTCACGTAATTTCTGTTTCTCAGCAAGTACTTTTTGTCTAACACTGTCAGGATTTACTGGGCGACCAGGTCTTGTTGATTTAGTAACACCTTCATTTGTGATACTAATAACCACTTCTGTTTGTGATTCAACATCATCACTGTTTTGTTCAGCAAATTTCTCTTGAGCCGCAACAATTGCTGCTTCGATTTCTGCTTTTTTCATACCTTTGATGTCGATTCCTAATGCTTTAGCTTCTGCTTTCATTGCATTGAATAATTCTAATCCGTTTTTCATAACCTTTATTTTTTTTTAATTGTGGTGTAAATATACAAAAAGAATTGTGCCTATCTAACACTAAATTTTGTGCTTCGCTGTTTAAAAAATTTACTATCGGCTAAAGGGGCCTTTTTAGGGGTGCTAGACCCTCCGGACCATCTAGAGGAAAGCAGCCATCCCTCCCCACACGCCGGACAAAGATCCCCAGGATCATACGACAAAAAATTCTTTGAGCATTTATTACACTTGGTTCTAGTCATATCGTTAGACAAAAATAGCGCTCATTATGCGAGCGCTCTGTATTAGTAGTTATCATCGTAATCTTCATCATCGTCATCCATCCACGATAAATCTTCCTCTTCTGGGGTAAATTCAATATCGTCTATTTCCTCTAGCTGAACTATCAGATCATCAACTTGCTGACCCATATACTCTAGATCGATATTTTCGATGTTGGTTGCATTTAACATGGCTTCATCTAGGATATTATCGATTTCCTCTTTAGCCTTTGCTAGGTGTTTTATTATTTTATCTTTCATGGTAAAAATTTTAGATAAATATACAAAAAAATCGCCTGCCGAACAAAAAGTCCGCAGGCGATCTAGTAAAAAGCTACCTTAAGCGGCAGCCTCAACTTTTACTTTTGGGCGACCCGGCCCTACCTTCTCACCACGAGCGATTCGTTCTGCACGTTCTTGCATTTTAATTGCACGTTTTGAAGTGGTTGATGCTGGGCGACCACGTTTAATTTCTACTCCGTTTGCGATTCGTTCTGCTCGAGCAGCCATTTGTGCTTGACGCTTTGAACCTTCTACTACCGGACGACCTACTTTTTTAGTTGCAGTAGCAACTGCTGTGTTTTCTGTTGACATAACCTTTATTATTTAATTTTATTATGATGTAAATATATGCTTTGGACTTTGCCTCTCAACAAGTGCTGTTGCAAAAAAATTTGTGATAAAAAAGCATTGGCTACAAGATACGAAAAAAGCTGTGCCGAGCACAAAGATAGCCTGCACAAAAATGCTAGGTCTTTTAAAGAAGTGTTTGTATATTTATTTGCTCTCTAGCTATAACTGTTTGCGGTGCTACAAAGGGCTGTGCTACTAAGTTGGGTAACTCACGGGCTACCAATCGAATTTGCTGCTTGAACGACAATACATATGTGCAGACAAAAAAAGACAACCGGAGTGGTTGTCTTATTCAATAGTGTTTTTTACGTATTTGCTTTGCGTTATACGCGAGGCTTATATTCCTTCGCCATCCTATCCGCCCCTAATCCTTCATACTTAAGTAACGCGTTAGCTACATACATCTGAAATTTAGTGATTGTAGTACAACCATTGATACTGGATAAAATAGCTTGTTTGTCTTTGTCGTTGATAGTTTTTGATGAAACAAATTCAATAGTGCTTTGTTTAGCAATAGCTAAATCGGCTGTGTTGAAAACAATTTCTGAAATCTGTTCAAAAATTGATCTGATTTGTACTTTAGACATATGTTTGTTATTAATTATGGTGTAAAGGTACGTAAAAAGCCTTGCCTTCCTAACTAATCCATTAAAAATTCTATTGCATCCGACAGAACATATGAACGGAATTTCATTCGGTCTTTAAAACTATCCATCCCATGTTTTTTGTTGAGGTATTTGTATTTGTTTTTATCCCCTATTCCACCCCACCAACTATAAGTTGATTGTCGCTGCATAACCAATTCGGGGAATTGATCCAATTTGTAATTGGTGTCGTGTTGTTCGTTGTATTTGTCCAACAAATGACACAAAAACTCGCCGGTAGTATTACCATTTAATATTTCCTTCAACATCCATCTGTACACGTGTAGGCGTTGTTCCTCAAGGATACATGCTGAGTGATCTGTTTTCCAACCTAATGTATTATTCATAATTATACTATTTCAGTGTTTAAATAAATCAATGCGTTATTTAATACGCGGATGCGTATTTCGTGGTAATCCACAATACCGTCTATTTCAAAAAACCAAGCACAACGATCTCCTTGTCGCTGTCTAACCAATTCAGGAAAATCAATTAGTACAAAATTTTTGATAAAAGTTTCGTTATAATCATCTAAAAGATTACACAAAAAAGGACTGACACAACCATCATTTAATTGTTTTAACATCCAATTATACACGTGCTTACGTTGTTCTTTAGTTGGTTTCATTGTTTTTTTAATTGTGGTGTAAATTTAAGCAAAAATTGTGCCAAGACACGCGAGAAAGTATATCTGGATATATGAGTCGTTGTGAAATAGGTGTGTGGTGTGCACAATTTTCTGACCCACGCCACGCCTCGCCCCAACCATTCCCTAAACTCATTCCACCTATCACCCTAAACTCACTTTTCGGGCGCCCGAAACTCTCGTTTCGGTTTCCACACATCCATCACTTAGTTCACACTTAACAAATTTTCACATCATATCATTTACTTGCGTTTTTTGCGCATCTTTACGCGATATTTTGCATTTATTTTTGTGAGTAATTATACTTCTCGTTTAATACAAACGGCTTGTAAATAATGTTGGGTGTCGCCATGACCCATTACGGTTGATATTCCTCCTTGTAGTTGCCATCCCTTATTGAGATATGTATTAACATCCTTCTCCAGCTCGGATAATAATGTTGTTCGAATTACTTTATAATCGCTATGAATTTCCATATTATTGATTATTAATTATATTGGTCTAATAATTCGTGGGCTTCATCTATGGTTATTGCAACTATATTTAGGTTCACTTCGATGAAGTATCTAGCCCCGCTACCATCTCGGTATGTGGTATAATGGAGTTTAACCAATTGATTAAATCTCTCACTCCACACAATATATGTTTCTTTGATTTTCATATCTTGTTTATTACTGGATATTATTCGTCTATTTATTCTTATATCTATCTCTTTACTCCGCCTCGCATTATTTAGGTAAATTTACTTTCTCGTTTAATAATCTAATCGACCATTCAATTGGTGAACTCATTATTAATTGTTTCAACATTTGTTGTTCCATACCCACTTGGTTGAGGATATATTCCATTGTTTCACCATCAACGTTTATTTCGTTTAACATCTTGATGATGTTTTGTACCTTTGCCTTGTTTTGTTCTGATTTATTCATAACCTTAATTATTAATTGTGGTGTAAAGGTAATAATTTTATTTTGCCAATCAAATTTGTTTTGTAGTCAGGACAGGACTCGAACCTGTAAATGTGGTCATTAATCAAAGGCTTGTAGTAGGATACACTGGATTCAAGCCCAGAATTATCACACCGTTTGCAGTACGTTCAGCCACCCACATAGAGTCATACCTTAGTTACGGATGTATTAGTGTAACACCCACTCGTAGCGTCTACCAATTTCGCCACCTGACTAAATTAAATTCATTCTAAGTAATATCTGACCTATAACATATACTAATGCCAATGCCAATACTAACCCGATTGTTGTTTTTAAGTTATCGTTTTTCATATTCTTTTCAATTTTGTAGTCAGGACAGGATTCGAACCTGTATCCTTTTTATGTGGTCTCAAAGTAAGCGATATCCACATCCGCTCTGCGTTTCACCATCTACGCCACCTGACTGTAATTTGATTACCAATTTATTTTAATATCATATTCACCTTCAGGTAGAATTCCTTTTGCGTGTAGATCATTTATAATCATACTCACGTGAGGATAAAAATTTCTATCCCAAAATAAATTATTCCCCCAAGAATCAGTAAATTCTTTTTTAGTGTCTTCAGGTGATGTTTCTAACCAAGTTTTAAAACTAACACCCATTTCATCTCCGTTAATTACAAATGGAATTGAATCGTTTTCATAATCTTCTGGTTCACATGGTACTGTTATAGTTTCAATACCTCTTTCTTTACAATCATCTTGTTGTTGAAAACTATAAATTTTACCATAATGCTCAGATACTAGATTATCCCAATCTCCTAGATCAATTTGTTTTCTTGTTTCAATTTTTAAAGCGTTCATTTTATTTTAATTAATAAATCATTTTGTAGTCAGGACAGGATTCGAACCTGTGTTCAATATATCTACGGTAATAGTTTCTCTCATACATTTGTACATTGAGTTGAATCCCCATTACTAAGGGTGTGTCTACCAATTCCACCACCTGACTATATGATTTCTAATATTTTAGTTCGGGGAACGATAATTTAGTTATCTCTTCTAAAGATGTAACAATATTATTCAACCTACTTATATTTTTATCTTGAGCAATATAATCGTGGTATTTCTGCATTAGATCCCACTCTCTTATTGATAAATCATATTGCTTGGCTTCATCAGTGAATATATCATCACTATTATAGTCATATAATAAAATATCTACATCCCCATGACAATATTGATGTTCACCTTCTTTTAAATGTTTACCAACAGCACATTTTCGCCCGTCAGATGTTAAATATAAACATCTATCATTTTCATATGCGCATGTTTCTGGGTTATTTTTATACCCAATTAAGGTATTTAATATAAATTCGCGTTTATTCATAACCTTTATTTTTAATTGTGATATAAATGTACGAACGATAGTTTTGCCAACCAACTTATTTACCTCCGTCTACTTTGTCACGTTTCATTTTTTTCATTTGTTACCTCCGAGTTTGTAAGTTTTTTTGTAATATTGTTCAAATGATTCCCAAACAGGTGGCATATCTTTTTCAAATATTTTAGCCTGTCTTGATTGTTTAAATGTTTCTTTGTGTTGCTGTTCTTCAATTTCTTTGGCTTGTTGAATAATATTTTGCGGAATTTTTTCATTAGGTATGTATACTCCTAATATTGCATCAAAATATTCAATTAGAAAATCTACGGCTGTTTGTTTTGTGTTACTCATAGCTTATAATGTTAAATTGTTCGTCTACTTCAATTACTGAAATGGAGTTGATTTGTTGTAAAATTTTTTCTTTAGTTAATGTAAACTCAAAACCATCTTCCTCTCTTGCCAAATCAATAGCTTTCTCAATATCTTTTTGAGTGTATTGATTAGGGTTTGATTTGTAACCATCAATAAATCCAGCTTTTAATAATTCTGAATCATTAAATGGAAACATTTCAGTTGAGTTTTCAAATGCTTTTGATTGTAGTTCATACTTACTTTCAGCTAATCTTTTAACATAACTATCCAAACTAATAACAGGTATATCATCTGTCATTAATTTTGAAGATGCTATAGCAAAACCTTCTTTTCCAACCCAGTAAATAATTCCATCAGCTTCTACTGGTTGAAATTCCTTGTCTCCTTGCTTAAGGATTGTTTTTTCTGTTATCTTTTTCATATCAATTTAAATAATAAAAATACCAAATAGACCATAATAAACAAGTTATTAAACGCATTATAAAACTATAAGTATCATCTTTTTGTTTATGAACTAAATTTATTAGTACTTGATATGTAATACTTATAGTAAAAAGTAAAGTCAATGCTAAATATAGCATCCATAAAAATGTTATCATATTGTTTTAGTTTAAATTGTTAATAATTAAATATAATGTATTACAAAACAAACTTCTATACATTCAATATTTTATTAATTGGTATAGTTTTGAACTTCATACATTAGTAGATTTTATTCTACAGTTTTTTCTTATTAAATCTTCACCACAAGGATTTTGCACAATGTTTTGTTACACTTAAAGTTTTACCAACAAAACTACTACAAACATATTACTATGTTTGAGGCATATAGAGGACACTTTGCTGTACACCGTTGTAGTATTTCAACTACTGGAACTCTTGCTAGTCTTATATGCTGCCACAGTACATTGTTACTTAGGTTATATACTCCATTCATCTACAATCCTAACAGTTATATCAAGTATAACATACATTAGTGGGATAGTATTTTCACAATGACTTAATACCTTCTACCAATGTAATGTTCTTTCAAGCTATATGCTATTATTGGTATAGAATATCATCTAATGTTTTGTAACGTGCTACCTACACCATCACTGATTACTTTATAACCAACAACCACGACTTGACGTGAACTTTTACAAAACAATTAGATAGAGATTTTGATATTTTTGTGTTGAACTAGTCCGCACATTCACTAGGCTTACTGCAACTTTCTCTTATCTCAAATCAGAGAAACAACACAATTTGTAGTAATACTATTCTCAATATGTTTTTATGTAAACAGACAAGAGAACCAAACTATCAACATTGAATAACAATGTCTATTTTGGATTTATATTACTACAACTTTTTATGTGAATTATGTGTGAAGCTGCGTACACTACTACTAGCAGTATTAATAAGACTTTACACACTCGTAGTCCTAGTCTTCTTTTAATCACAAAGGTAAATATCAAACCTATTTTCTTTTTAATGCTAACTTTATTTGTTCTAAAGTATAACATTTAATTCCATTAACATATACTACCATTTTATTTAAAATTTAAAGTGTTTCTTTTTTAGGTTCTTCTTTTCTCCAACTTTCAAAGCCAATGTTTGTCTTATAGGTAGACTCATTTAAAACTATTGTTGTAATAATTGGAACATACTCACAACTCGGATTCTTAACAAACCATTCTAAGAACTCATCATCAATAGCTTGTACACCATCTTTGATTAAGTCTTGGTCTGTTGTTAGGATTATTTTTTTAAATTTTCTGGTTTTATCAACTCCATTGTTTGTCCAAGTATGATACAATGTAATATCATAACATTTATCAACTTTATTATCATTCAATTCTACTTGATAACACCAATCTCCTTCTTTAATTTCTTCATCAGAAGTGATGTATATATTCACATATTCCTTGAAAGAATCATTTACCTCTGCATCTAATTTTATAGTGAAGTTATTTCTTTCAATATCACTATAAATTTTAACCAACCTACTTGGTTTTTCTGTTGGTAATAAGTGTATGTTTTTCATATTTTAAGGTATTAATAATATTAGTTTATAACCAAACCATATAAAAGTTATAAACGATATGAACTTAATAAGATATAAACTTAATACATTTACACCATTCACTTTAGCTATTAAGGCATAAAATGATATTATTACAGCCCATATCATTGCTATTATTTCTATTGTTTGCATAACCTTTATTTTAATTGTGATGTAAATGTACGAACTTTATTTTGCCTAACCAATTATCTAAATTTCTGCAATAATATCGTCAGTATCGTTGTTAGGTTGATTAGCCCATTGACTTATTGCTTGTTGGAGATGTTCTCGTGCTACCTCAACTGGATTTTCTACACGTGTTGCTCTTTCCTCTGTTGGTTCAAGCATTTCTCTTTCTTTATATATTGACTGTATATACTCATCTTCAAATCTTCTTATTTCATCACTCTGAAGTTCAACGTTTGTTTTTCGCTCTGCCATTTGTGTTTTGATTATATCTATTACATACGATGGTAATCCCGTTTCCATTGAGTCGATACGTTCATCCTTAGCACTCCAAAAACTAGCTTCTCTATCATAATCAGGGTCTAAATTATTAAAGAATGCTACTTTATCGCCTGTATTTCTATTTAAGCAATATATTAATATACCTCGTGTTGAATATCGTCTGAAATAATCATACTCATTTTTCATAGATGTACACCATTTAGTTCCATAACCATATTTAATAGAAGCCTGGTGTGTTAGTGGTCTAATTATTAACCATTCATCATCCGAATTTAAAATAGTAATCTGTTTATCTAATGATACATCTTGCAACTTTAACTCAGCTATATTAACTACATTAGTTAAATCACCTAATGTTTTATATTGGGATATATCATTATTTTTAATTAATTGTCTTTCATTCAAATCATGAAATTTATATAATATACTAATATCACTCACATTTAATATATTATATAACACCTCCACCCATATTCGTTTAGTAATATTGTCGTATTCGAGTAATGCTTGAGGACACTCAAATCCTGTTTTTTTAAAATGTTCTACAATTAATTTATCTATGTCATGTTCCATCTTTTCCTTAATAGAACCAACAAATAAATTAATATATTTAGACTTACCTGATGGGTCTAATAATGTTATCAAATCCATTAATGTAGTATTTAAAAATAGATTTTGTTTTTTGGCTTCTTTAGCTTTACTCATAATTGGGTGTTTAGTATATATTTTTTAATGTAGTTTAGTTTAAGTTGATTAGTTCGCACAAAATCAGCTTGCATATCAGTTAACTCACAGACAATATGTTTATTTTCAACTATTACTGATTTGAGTGAGTAACTAAGTTGACATTTTAACAGATTATCTGGAGTATATCTGATTCTAAAAGATGTTAATATTTCTTTTTTGGTTTCCATTGAATATCAACATCCTCATCAATAATAACGCGTTTTGGTTTACCATATTTAGCGTTCTTTTTAGTTTGCTCTAACCATCCTTGTAGAGCTTCAAAGCGTAGTTTGTGACTTGACTTACTCATATTATTTGACTGGTGTGTAATTTAGTATTCTGATTCCTGGGTACTTAGATTCCAACATCATTTTGGCATGCTGCCATTGTGTTGCTTCTACTGTTTCTTTAAGTGCAATAGCACCTGATGAAGGTGTATTGAATGATACTAGCCATTTATACATAACTTTATTTATTTATTAATGTGAATATAATATCTTTACTTTGCCTAATCTAACGCGTAATAAAATCTATTTTGATTATACTTAGCAACTTTATTTGATTGAGCTAATTCACGATACGCTTGATTAGTATTATCATATACCCGCTCGAGTGATGTTTCCATTAGTAGTTGTTTACCTAATATCTCAGCAAACGTATTATTTGATTCATCTACTACAGTTTGTTCTGTACCTGGTAAACCACAATATTCTGCTTCCGCTACTTCAGATATAAACATACCTGAGTATATTCCGTTTAATTTGTATTTATCTACAAATTGATCAGCATTACACCAAATATAGACATTATCATTTTTCTCACTTAATAAATCAACCATCATTGAGTCAATAACATAACCACCTGACTTAGGGAATTTACCCATTGAAAATAAACCATAAGGTGAACCATGACCCATCATCATTACTTGATCATGTTCTTTTATTAGATGTTTAATATCCATATAAGACACACCACCTGTAATAACAGTTATGTTAGGTAGTTTTTCGTATATTGGTTTTAAAAAATCAGTTGACCTATCATCAGGATGTATTACTAAAATCTTTTTCATATTGTAAAGATAAGAAAAGGATCTTGACGATCCTAATCTTACACAATTAAAAACTAAAACACATGTGCTACAAACAAAGCACAGTTTCTTTATTCGAAATATAACATTTCAACACACGCCTGGTGATCAAACATACCCATATCTTCGAACAGGGTATAAGCACCATCTGCATCTGATACAGATACAACTTCAATTACTTCGTGAACTACGTTTGCGCCAAACTCATGTATGGCATCTTGTATTTTATTATCTGTTGTCATATTATGTTCTCCACCATTTATAATGTTCTTGTTTATCTTGAACTATACGTTTTGATGGTTTAGGCTTACGGCCTCGTTTTGAGCGAGGTTTATCTATTTCTTCTTGATCTAATTTAGGCCATTTAGATGATGGATTTTCATTAAACCATTGCTTACGTATTTCGTAAGGTATATCTTCATTAGGATCATTCATCAGTAAGTTTACTTATTTGTTCTTCTAACCTGGATATTTCTAGTTTGAGATCTTCTATTTCATTGTTTTTCTCCTTAATACATGATGGACAAACATTTACCTCTACTTGAGCATACCCTCTATTTCGACTACGTCTAGTATTTGATTCATAACATAATCCTTCACCACATGTACCACAGAATACTTCAAAATCAACATCTATGATAGTAGTTATTTCAACTCCTTCAAATGTAGGCATAATTACCAGTCGCTACTAGATGAATTACTATCATAACTGCTATCGTAACTTGTCGAATCTGAGTTACTATATGAATCCGAGCTACCATATGAATTAGAGTCACTATGTGATGAATAATCATTTGTCTGTTCATTACTATGTGAATCATTATCATTATTCCAAATAGATATAGGACTTACAGGATTTAATGGATTCAATAAATTTGATGGATCCAATATATCGTTTGATGAACCTATATTGATAGAATCAGAGGCAGGAGGTGTTGAATACTTATAATATTTAGATGTAGTTTTATCCTTTTTAGCAGGTAGAGGTTGTTCTTCTTTTTGCTTTTTTCTAAATAATTTTTTTAACCAATTCATATTTATTTATCCTCAATATTTATCCAACCAATAATACAACCTAATCCCGTTACAGCTGCGCCTGAATAAATAATTTCTGCTTTACCAATAGGTTCCCAGTTACATGTTATTGCTTTGTAAATACAACGAATCTCACCTACAACTAATAATGCGGTTAATAACACCCAGATAATAATATATTTCATATTTTTTAAATTTAACGATGTAAATATACGATTTTTATCTTGCCCTCCAAAATAAGTTTTTTAACTCATTAAAATTACAGACTATAAAATCAATAGCATCATAATGAGTAAACGAATCTGGACATATACCTAATAAATGTAAGACACTCTCAACCATGTTTAAAATTTGATTAATAATTTAATTCCATAACCTGTAAACCCTAAACCTGAGCCTATAAGTAGATAATTTAATACTTGTGGAGCCTCAGGATTATAGTTTATACTTGTTGAATGGTTTGGGTATGGTTCACGGGTGTATTCTTTTATTATCCCAATCCCTGTTAACATCACCCCAGCAACCACATATAGTGCTCCTGTGTTTTTGTCTTCATGATTCATCTTTAATTTAATTGGAGCAATGTAATAATCCTGTTTACCTGATAATATATCAGGCGGTAATGCTATTGATTGCAAACTAACTAATGTTAGTAAAATAAATAATATTGTTCTCATATAATTGTTGATAACCATTTTGAAAATAAATAACCACTATAAGCACCTAATGCTGCAGCAAATGGTAATACAATAAACTTACCTAATTTAGTTTCATATTTTTCTCTATTTAAAATAAATGATATTAGAGTGTCTATTTGTTTAGATATAAATAATACTATACTATTACCTAAAAATCCCCAACTAAAGTTGACTAATGACTCCAACATTATTTCAAGTGGAGTTGTTTTAGCATCTAATATTTTAATTTTTTTCTTCAATGTCCTTTTCATTTTTAATTTCTTTTGTAGTTGATTCATATAAAGCTATACTTAATGCAAGCATAACTAAGTAGAAAAATAATAACCATATACTAACATCATAAAACATAGTATGGTATATAAGTTTCCATAACCAAAGCATCATACTGAATACTGCAAATAATCTCATTACTTAAATTTTTTAATTTTAATTTTATTAGCTAATACAAGAGGAAATAATATCCAACTAAATAGAACTGCTGGTAAGATATTACATAATATAACAAATAAAGTTATATGATCTTTTTCTTCACTTACATCCATACTAGCCATCCACCAAGCCCCTATTGTACTTGATAATATTAAGTAAGTTATACATAATACACTTATTATATCCATGGTATTTATTTTAATTATGATGTAAATGTAAAATTTTTACTTTGACAACCCAAATCGTGCTTTAAGATTTTCCTTAACAATCATATCTTTTAATATTGAAACATAATTTGGATTCTCAGCATAACTTTGCCCCAAATATTGAAAATATTGTTCTTCAGTTTGAATATTAGATAAATAACGACATTGATAAAAAGCATAATCATAAACTGATTCACCCCAACTTGCATAATATGCATGATTATTTTCTGTACCTCTAGCTGTTGTTATTCGTTGTTTGGCTTCACGCATCCCAAATAAATTAGAGTTCTCCCTGAATATTTTACTTGTAAAATTACCTGTTTCAAGTTTTGATTGAGCAAATACTATATAAGGGAATTTAACATTTAACTCGATTAGTTGTTCAATTAATTTTTCTTCTGAAAATTGATTGTGTTCTTGAATAATAACTAATTTTTCTTCTTCAGATAAACCTGTTAATACATCACTACCTAAATTATATCCAATATATAAAAATATTGAACTTAAAATAGTTGAGGTGATTGCTGTTGTAATGATTACTTTTTTAAGTACATTGAACGGTTGAGGTTCAAGTGTTGTTGGATTAATCTTAAAAATGTTTTTCATAATTATTATTTTTGATAAAAAATTTCTATTACTGGGTATTGCCAACTTGTACATCCGTTGTATTCCCAATCCAAATAAAATCTAACTTTAGTACCATCTATACCTTTTTTGTCCCATTCTAAAGCATCATTATATGATTGGACACAAGGTATTTTATCTACTTTCATATCAGGGAATTTATTTCTATCTACCTCTATATAGTAAGAAGAAAAATCATTTTTATATTTTCTTAAAATACCTTCATATCGAGTATAAGAATCAATTCTTGGATCAGGTCTATCCCACCATGGTTTTTCTTTCTTTTTAATTGGTTTACTCTCCAATTCAATTATTTCGTTAATTGCGAAAATGATTGTTGCTACAACTAATCCTATTAATACTATTATTAATACCATAACCTTTATTTTTGTAAAGATACAAAAGGGGCTTTGACAGCCCCTATTTGTTTTTTATTTTATCTCGCTTTTTAATATTTTCAAGATGCCATAACGGTCTTAAATTGGTGTAGTGATTCAATTTCTTCACTTCATCTAAAGTAGTAGCAGATGATATAGGAATAATATGATCAATTGACCAATCAGTTTCAATTTTATTTCCATAATTATTCCAACTCATCCCTTCAGTAAATTGTTTTTCAATGTATTCTTTAAATTCAGTCCAACTGTTTAATCCAACTATATCTAATGTTTTTTGGTCTTTTTTAGAATCAATTTCTTTAATTCTCATAGATATAGAACATCTTATGTTTTTAGCTAAATGTTTTTCTGGGGTTGCTTTATAGTGTGCTTTACTATACTCATTATCTCGTTTCTTAATTTCAGGACGTTGATTATACTCTTTTCGTTTTTCTTTATTAAGAGCACTATATTGTTTTTGTTTTTCTTTTCTTACAGTTTGGTTCTTCAAATAATTAGTTTTATTCCTTTCAGAATATTCACTTTTATTATCTAAGTAACGTTGTTTTCGTCTTTCCGAAACTATATCCTTATTTGTTGTTTGATATTCTTGAACTCGATTTTTAAAACATAACTTACATACAGACATTACTCCGTATTTACCACCTTTTTTCTTATAAAAATTATCAAGAGATTGTTCTAGATTACATTGATTGCAAGTCTTTTTAGTATTTATCATAGTAATATTATTGTTTGGCGATAATAAATATTACAAAATAAAAGGAGCCCATTTAGGGCTCCATCTTATTTAATGGCTATCACCAACGTCATTATGTTCACTATAGATTAAATACTGCGGGTTTATACACTTTGCCACTTTATGACGATCACCACTTACATGTTTAATAACAATACCTTCATGTGGTACTTTAGTTCCCTCAATATTATTATTGAATGTATAACGGTCTTGAATTTCTTGAGACCATAAACCGTTATATAATTCAGGTGCGTGAGGTAAGTTAAGCATATCTTCAATCATATACCCAGCTAAATATGTATTTAAGTACTTTCCGTTTTCCACAATATCAAATCCTGCAAATTCAATTTCTTTTAAACCGTAATCATAGTTCTTTTGAATACCAGGACCATAAATCTCACCATACAATATAACTCCATTTCCAATAATCTCTGGACCATATGTTTTAACATACGACCATAATCTATCTTGAATAAAATATTTATCAGCTATTGTTCTCCAAACATCTGTATCATAGAAACCTTGTGAGTCACTGCCTTTTTCTACATTATGTGAACCATAAACATACTCATACTCAATCCATTCATCCGCAAAACCAAAGAACTTCTTAACCTTATCCCAAAACGATAATTTAGTTTTCTTTACAATACCGTAACGAGCATTTGTACCATGTAACTTACGAGTGATTTGAACTTCATCCTCCTCAGTAAATATACCTTTAACATTTTTAATGTTAGGGAATTTATAGTACACTCCAAAGTTTGGATTTTGATGGTACTTAATTTTACGACCTGAAGCTAATTGTACTTGTACTGCTGGTGGTTCATATTTGAAGATACCAAATTTTTCCATCATGTCATCTCCTTCTTTATACATGTCTCCATATCCTGGAATGTATTTAGTTGGGATGATTAAACATTCTGAATATACACCTCTTAATTTAACAGTTCTTACTCTACCTCCTTTTCTTAGGTAGTTAGTAACTCCCATTTTATCTGATAAGTCTTGAGGGATAACAGCATCAGTAGTTGCTACTACAACTAATTCACCTGCAGTATGTTCACCTTTCTTAATAATGCAATTCCACCCACCGATAACACCTTGTACAATGTTATCGGCTCCTTCAATTGCTTTAATTTCATCAATTTTTGCTACGTAGCAAACGCTATTTAAATTTTCCATATCTTATTTCTTACTTAGTAAATATAACATCTTTATTTTGAGATACCAAACAATTTAGCACCCTCTTGTCTTATACTCCACAGGACGTATTTCTACTTACCGCTTGAAGCCAGTCTTTCATAAGAGTAGGGTCTAGCTGAGCGCTCATTCGTATTGTCTGTACTGTTAAACTTTTCCGTTCTACTTTTATTGTAGTGGAAGTTTTATTCATTCTTAGCGTCTGTTCAGTCTTCCCGTGCTCAATTAGGAACAATACGTTTACCATTACTGGTAATATCTTTATGTGGTTAATGAAATTATTAGTTTTCATAAAAGCAATTTCAGCTCAACCTCCACAACGGTTCAATGTTTAGCCAATTTTTTTATTTCAACAACCCAAATAGTTTCTGGATTGCTTGGTCAAAATGGTCAAATAATATAATGTTGTCCATCCGGAAACTGAGATACTTTGAATTGTACATCCGACTTATTGGGATGTGTTAAATTAAGTGTTTTCATATTTTTTATTTTTACTCGATAAATGTAGCCTCTTTATTTTGATGAGCTAAAATAATTTTATTGCATTCAATAAATTTTGGAAGAACTACTGTGAAATAATAGTTATGTTCTTTTGCTCTGTGACCAGAAGCTTTTAATTTAAATTCCCCTCTAAACTGAGAGTAGTAGATTTCATAGGAACATTTACGTTCATATATTGAATCACCTTGTGAGTCACATATATTCCATACTGCATAGTCATTCCAGACTAATTTCCAATCGTTGGGTTTAAATAAATTGAATTTGAATATACTAAACATATCTTAATTACAAAATAATATAGTTGGGTTATTAGTATGTATATCTATTTCAGGATATAACTTTTTAAACTCAGCTTTGTTAAATGGAGTTGTAATAATGTGATAACCATTTTTAGTAGGTACCTCAGCATGTACTTTAGCTCCAACTGGGTCTAAGTCAGTTAAATGTATTTTAAGTGTAGGTGCCAATTCAAAATGTTCTGGGTCAATATCAATGATCCAATATTTGTCTTTACCAGAACCATACTCACCACAAACTGATTCAAACGCATTACGAACTGATTTATAGTCTCGATTCATAATGATGTCTGATATCTTTTTTAGAGTGTGGAAAGCGGCACGTTCAAATGACCTACGGTTAAGATTAATATATGCTCTTGCATTGTGATGCATACATAAACTTATAATCTCATCCATTTTCTCTACTAAATGTTCTTTAGAACGAATACAATAAGTCCTAATAACATAGGAGTTAGAACCTAACTCAGGATTTTCTTTTTTACGTTTTAGAATTTGTAAGTGGTAGAAATCATCTTCATTATCAAATTTTAAAAGTTGTACTATTTGTCTAAAATTATTTACCATACATATCCTTTCTCTTGTAATTTACAATATGCCCAACCTCCCCAGAATCCAATACTTAATATAAATGATTCTGGTACTACGTTTGCTATTAATGTAATAACACATATGAATATAATACTATTTAATAATTTTTGCATATTAAATTATTGTTTAAAACGTAATCAAATGCTGCTGAGTAAGCTTCTTGTGGTGAATATAATCCTCTATAAGAAATTTCACCATGACTAATTATTTTTAATGTATTTTTTAAATTACTAAAAGGTTGACCTTTAATAATTCTACATTGCCATAATTTCATTTCATCATCTATTGGAAGAGGATAAACCCAAATACCATGATTAACCCTTAACCATTCAATTACTTGCCATTGTTCAGGTGCTTTACACATAGTTTTCATATAAGAAATACCATTAAATGGCTTGTTAATCATTTCTTCTACATCTGCTCCAAGACTTAAATAATCTTGCAATGTTTGTAATTCTCCATCTGACGAATAATGTCCTAAACAAATTTCATCAAATCCTTTCTCTTTAAGCCATTTAGCCTGCTCAAATGTTACGTATGTTGGTTTAATTTCTTGCATAACCTTTATTATTATTACATTGTAAATATAATATCTTTACTTTGACAAGCCAAACATTAAAGTTTGATTTCAAATCTATTTTTCATTTGTTCTAACTTATCTTTAGGTACACCATGTTCATTCACTCCACCATGTCTATTCTCAACTATAATGGAGTGTACTCGATAACCGTATTGTTTGGCTAACTCATAGTAAGCATCCATTTCCCACTCCATAGTGAAGGTGTTTGATACAACTACATTATATCGTTTTTGCATCCAAGCCTCAGTTTTGTTTCTACACCATTCATGAGCTTGTTTTAATTTAGTAGC